AGCTCCAGTAGCTCCTGTAGGACCAGTAGATCCGGTTAAACCAGTTGCACCTGTTAAACCAGTTGCTCCGGTTGCTCCAGTAGCACCAGTAGCTCCAGTAGCTCCTGTAGGACCAGTAGATCCGGTTAAACCAGTTGCACCAGTCGCACCAGTAGATCCACTAGGACCTGTTGCTCCGGTTGCGCTAGTAGGTCCAGTTGCTCCTGTTCTTCCAGTTGCACCAGTTGGTCCAGTTGCACCAGTCGCACCAGTAGGACTTGTAGGGCCTGTTGCACCAGTAGAACCACTAGCTCCAGTATCACCAGTAAATCCAGTAGCACCAGTAACTCCATTATAAGATATTTGTTGTATTAATAAATAACCTGCACTTTGAGTAGCAGATAATTTCTCATTTGAAATAGGAGTAATATTAGATAGCTTTGGTCTTTCAATAAATAAGTTAGATACATCAGTATATAATGAAATATAAAATGACTGAGTTCCAGGTTTAGTAATAGTAAAAATTCCAGAATATTGAATTGTACTGTATCCAATCGCGCTGGCACTTGTTGAAAGAGTGTCAACCGGTGCTGTATAAGGAACTGTTACAGCAATAGTATTATTATTATATGTTTGAGACTCACTAACACCCCCCCAAATTCTTATAGATGGTCTATTTGATGATGGTGCATTTAAATACCCAAATGTTGTGCCTGTATATTTTAGATTAACAGAACATGTAAAAGAATATGTAGCAGGATCACTAAATTTTATACCATAATAAGTACCACTACCACTTACATCAGATTTAAAAGCAAAAATATTATTTGATGACGATAACGGATCTGCTGTAGTACTTAAAGGAAGATAAACCACAGTATTATCTGTTATTATGTATGATGCATCACTAACATAAAATTTTCCATAATAACCTACCCCCCCACCTAATCCGGCTGGACCCCTTTGACCCGTTGCTCCGGTTGCTCCGGTTGCACCTGTATGACCAGTTGATCCAGTAGCTCCAGTAACTCCAGTTGGTCCAGTTGCACCAGTAGGACCAGTAGGACCAGTAGCACCAGTAGCTCCTGTAGGACTTGTAGGACCTGTTGCCCCAGTTGATCCAGTTGCACCAGTTGCACCAGTTGCACCAGTAGGTCCAGTTGATCCAGTTGCACCAGTTGCACCAGTTGCACCAGTAGGTCCAGTTGATCCAGTAGTTCCTGTAGGACCAGTAGCTCCAGTTCTTCCAGTTGGTCCAGTAGCTCCTGTAGGACCAGTAGAACCAGTTGCTCCTGTGGGACTGGTAGGACCTGTTGCTCCGGTTGAACCGGTAGCTCCAGTAGCACCAGTAGCTCCAGTTGCTCCCGTGGGACTTGTAGGACCAGTAGAACCAGTTGCTCCAGTTGCGCTAGTAGGTCCAGTAGCTCCAGTAGGACCTGTAGCCCCGGTTGATCCAGTAGCTCCTGTAGAACCAGTTGCTCCGGTATTTCCAGTTCCAAATGGACCAGTTGCTCCAGTTGGTCCAGTTGCACCTGTAAATCCAGTATATCCAGTTGTACCGCCTCCAGTTGGTCCAGTCGCACCAGTTGCTCCAGTTTGACCAGTTGCTCCTGTGGGACTTGTAGGTCCGGTTGCACCAGTTGCCCCTGTTACAGTTGGTCCGGTTGCACCAGTTCTCCCAGTTGGTCCAGTAGCACCAGTTGGACTTGTGGGACCTGTAGCACCGGTTGATCCAGTAGCTCCTGTAGGGCCAGTAGCACCAGTAGCTCCAGTAGCACCAGTAGCTCCAGTAGCACCTGTAGCTCCTGTAGGGCCAGTAGCACCTGTAGGACCTGTTGACCCGGTTGATCCAGTAGCTCCTGTAGGACCAGTAGCACCGGTTGATCCAGTAGCTCCTGTACGACCAGTAGCACCAGTAGCTCCTGTAGGACTTGTAGGACCTGTTGCCCCAGTTGATCCAGTAGCTCCTGTAGGACCAGTAGCACCAGTCGCTCCTGTGGGACTTGTAGGACCTGTTGACCCGGTTGATCCAGTAGCTCCTGTAGGACCAGTAGCACCAGTAGCACCAGTAGCTCCTGTAGGACTTGTAGGACCAGTAGCACCGGTTGCTCCAGTAGGACCAGTAAGACCAGTAGCACCAGTTGCACCAGTTGGACTTGTAGGACCAGTAGCACCGGTTGATCCAGTAGCTCCTGTAGGACCAGTAGCACCAGTCGCTCCTGTGGGACTTGTAGGACCTGTTGACCCGGTTGATCCAGTAGCTCCTGTAGGACCAGTAGCACCAGTTGCACCAGTAGCTCCAGTAACTCCAGTTGGTCCAGTTGATCCAGTAGCTCCTGTAGGACCAGTAGCACCAGTTGCACCAGTCGCTCCTGTGGGACTTGTAGGACCTGTTGACCCGGTTGATCCAGTTGAACCTGTTGCGCCACTAGGACCAGTAGGACTTGTAGGACCAGTAGCACCTGTGGCACCTGTGAGTCCAGTTGGACCATTATATGAAATCTGTGTTATATTTACACTTATTGATGGAGAAAGCGGATTTGTGCTTGAATTTGTTGTTACTGTTGATGCAGACGTACTTGTAGATGCATATAATTTAATGTAATTGCTAACTCCTTCATTTGCAACATTTATTATAAACGTATTATATATTTCGGAATTACCCATGGAGTATATATTTTTTTTTACTAAAGAATAACTACCATCAACATCATTATAACTGTGCCAAAAATTAAGCGTATTTGATCCACTTGCATAAAATTGCAAAGTTGTATGAATTAAATAAGCACCTTTATTTTGAATATAAATTTTATTATCGTTGTTTTTCAAATATACTCCGGTATTAGCAGATAACTGGTCTAATAAATATGTATTAGTAATGGGTAATAAAGTTGCAGTTTGACCAATTGAAAGACCACTACTAGTAGAATAAAATTTTCCATAACAACCCATAGATCCACCAAAACCAACAGGACCCATTGGTCCTATAGCTCCTGTTGATCCAGTCATACCAGTTACACCAGAACGCCCAGTTGGGCCCGTTGGACCGAGTTTTCCAGTAGCACCTGTATTACCAGTCGCACCAGTTAAGCCCGTTGCACCAGTCGGTCCAGTATATCCAGTAAATCCTGTTGCACCAGTTGCACCAGTTGCACCACTAGGTCCAGTTAATCCAGTTGCTCCAGTTTGACCTGTTATACCAGTCGCACCTGTTACACCAGTCGCACCTGTTACACCAGTCGCACCTGTTAAACCCGTTGCACCACTATGTCCTGTTGGTCCTGTAGCACCAGCACCTGTAGCCCCGGTGGAACCTGTAGTGCCAGTAGCACCAGTTAACCCGGTGGAACCAGTCATACCAGTTTGACCTGTTACACCAGTCGCACCTGTTACACCAGTCGCGCCTGTTACACCAGTCGCACCAGTTAAACCCGTCGCACCAGTAGTTCCGGTTGTTCCAGTTGCACCAGTCGCTCCAGTTAAACCAGTTGCACCAGTCGCTCCAGTTAAACCAGTTGCACCACTCGCACCTGTAACACCAGTTGAACCCGTAAGAGAAGGTCCGGTTGCACCAGTTGATCCGGTTAAACCGGTTGAGCCAGTTACACCAGTTGAACCTGTAAGAGAAGGACCAGTTGCTCCAGTTGCTCCAGTTGCTCCAGTTGCTCCAGTTTGACCTGTTATACCAGTCGCACCTGTTACACCAGTCGCACCAGTTAAACCCGTCGCGCCAGTAGTTCCGGTTGTTCCAGTCGATCCAGTTGCACCAGTTGCTCCAGTTGCACCAGTCGTTCCAGTTGCACCAGTTGCACCAGTTAATCCTGTTGCTCCAGTCGCACCACTCGGTCCTGTCGCACCAGTTGATCCAGTTAAACCGGTTGAGCCAGTTACACCAGTTGCCCCAGTTGCCCCAGTTATACCAGTTGGTCCAGTTAAACCAGTTGATCCAGTTTGACCTGTAGATCCAGTATATCCAGTTGGTCCAGTTACATTTATTTCAGATTGACTTCCTAGTGCGTTTGAAACGGCCAACGAATTTGTCGTAGAATCATAAGATAAAGAGGCTGCCGAATTATTACTAACATCCATAAAATAAATTGTGTTATTGCTAACATATAATGATTTCCATGGTTTTTCTTTTGTACCCAAAGTTGCGTCATCATTTTTTGGAATCATATTTCCATCTATATAAACAGTTGAAGTAGTAGGCTCAATTTCAATTATATTAGAATAGTACACTGTGTTCATGTCTTTTGGATTTATAAATAAGATATTACCGGTTGACCCATTATTTTCTGTGATTGGAATGGTTCTTCCCATCGGACCAGTTGCTCCAGTATATCCAGTAACACCAATTGCGCCCGTAGCACCAGTTGAACCAGTTAATCCTGTTGCACCAGTAATGCCAGTCGCACCTGTTGTTCCTGTAGCTCCACTAGCTCCAGTAGATCCGGTTAAACCAGTTGAACCAGTAAATCCCGTTGAACCGGTTAAACCAGTTGGTCCGGTTGAACCGGTAAATCCAGTTAGACCAGTTGCGCCAGTTGAACCAGTATTTCCAGTAGCACCAGTTGCACCAGTTGAACCGGTTACTCCAGTATATCCAATAAGTCCCTGTGGTCCAGTAACACCAGTATGTCCAATTCTACCGGTGGCACCTGTAGCACCTCTTGCGCCCGTCATACCAGTTGAACCTGTAGCGCCAGTAAACCCTGTAGACCCAGTATACCCAGTTTCTCCTGTGTTACCAGTTGGACCACTCGCACCAGTTGCACCAGTTGCTCCAGTTAAACCAGTTGGACCAGTTGAACCTGTAAAACCAGTTACACCAGTCGCGCCGGTGGAACCTGTAAACCCAGTAGCACCAGTATAACCAGTTATTCCGGTTGGTCCTGTTATACCTGTAGCACCCGTTATACCAGTTGCTCCTGTATACCCTGTTGTACCAGTAGCACCGGTTTCACCAGTTGGTCCAGTATTTCCAGTCGCACCAGTGAAACCTGTATAACCAGTATCTCCAGTAGTTCCAGTTGAACCAGTATCTCCAGTAGTTCCAGTTGAACCAGTAGTTCCAGTTGAACCAGTAACCCCAGTTGATCCTGTTGAACCAGTAACCCCAGTTGATCCTGTTGACCCGGTATCTCCAGTTGTGCCGGTTGCGCCTGTGGTGCCAGTATTTCCAGTTGTTCCTGTAGCACCAGTAGAACCTGTATCGCCAGTTGCACCAGTATTCGTAGCCGAACCATCTCTTCCGGTTGCGCCAGTTGCTCCAGTTGCCCCGGTTGCTCCTGTAGCGCCGGTTTCACCAGTTGCTCCAGTATTCGTGGCGGTTCCATCTCTACCTATTGGTCCAGTAGGTCCAGTAAATCCATCTGTATACAAATAACCAAATGAAATATTATTAATTGCTTCATTTACATTATATACATCAAAATATGCATGAAATGATATATTTTCGCTTGAATTAATTACTTTAGATGAAAACAAAACACCATTTTTATAAAAATAAATTTTATCATTTGACAGTACTATAGTAAAAATATCATCTTTTGTATATGTTTCTGCATAGTTTACTGAAACTTTATTTATAAAATTTAAAAAAACATTATTCTCTTCAAAAATTAAACCATAGAAAACCACATTATTATTATCTACAAAACCAATATGTTTGGTTTTTCTATCCATTTTTCCTTCAGTAAACTGAAATGTTAAAAAACAATTATTATAACTTTCTTTTGAAAAAACCCTTGAAATAGTTCCGTCATTATTTATTTTTTTAAATGAGTTTGACGACGTAAACAATATATCATTTTCTAAAGAATATAAATTAAATAAAGATGCTCCTGCAGATCCAATTGGACCTGGTTCTCCAGGGGGGCCTTGAATTCCTTGAGGTCCTCTTTCGCCCGGCCTACCTGGATTGCGAGAACCTTGATTATTTCTTAAGTTATTATTATAATTTGAATAGGACGACATAGTATATATAATTGATATATATTATGTATTATAAAATTATAACATTTTTACTGTACTAAAATAAATAATTTAAAATCTAATATTTTATGAACTTGGTAATGGTGCTAAACACAATTTAATTTCCCCAAGACTAGCTACATTATATTTAACAACTAATGGCAAATCATTCTCTAAATAAACTTCAATTTGTGAACATAGATTTGTACATTTAATGAAATATCCTAAATTTTTTAATGAAAATTCCCCCTGAATTACTTTTGAAGAATCTTGCTTTAAAATGAAACCCATACTACCGTCTGATTCTTCGCGATGAATCTCAGCGGAAGCAAACTGACCTGAACATTTAAATATCAATTCACTACCAACAGATTTAATTTCAAGTTTATCTGAAACTCCCGATAAATCGCGAATAATCTTTTGAAAATCAGCAGAAGGTAAATTAATAACGGACGAAAATTTCACATCAGGATATTCTAATTCTTCTGGTTCAGGTTCAATCAATCTTAATTTTTGAGTCTTGCACTGTTTAATCTCTCCATTTTCAAATTTTAATGCTAAATGAGAAACAATACCATCAACGTAATCATTATTTTCAATATAAATGGTAAGAGTATCGTCATTATCAATTGAATTAATTAATTTGAATAAATGAAACATATTAACACCAATTATAATCTTTTCCTTTTTACATTCGTAAAACTCAAAATTTTGAGCAGCTAAATGTAAATGTGCCAAAATTGTATGCGATTTATCCATGTTTATAATACGAATTCCATCTGACTGAAATGTAATATTTGTTTCTAAAAGAATATCTTTTAAAGCAGTCATTAAAGTTCTAAAAGGGGCTATTTGCACAGTTTTAATAGTCAATACATTATTATCTGTTGTTGATCCTTTTGATGAAAAATTTGACATTATAAATGATTTTTATTTTTAATCTTTAAATACTTATGTATTGAAATAATAAAATTTAACGCACCCATTTTTTTATATTCTCTGGTATATTTTTTTATTTACGGTCTTTGACACGTTTGCCATCTTTGCGATAATATTTACGATTTGTTTTATTATTTGTTTTTTTATTTCTTTTTTTCATATTTTTATAAAATCGTTTTTGAGTATTGCATTTATATTTTTGAAACTTCTTATTTTTTCTTATAAACTTTTTACCTCCATATTCTTCGGATTCATCTATTCTATAAATATATCCAACTGCATTTTTTGAATTTTCAATATCATGATGGATACAATTTAATCTTTTTCTAAAATAGATAATGTTTTATTTTTATATGAAGGAATTTTATTTTAATTTATTAATGTAATTTTTAATGATTCATAATCTTCCGGTGTTATATATTTCTTAGTATTATCAATTAAGTCTACATATTTTTTATATTCTTCTAAATTCTTCAATTGTCTATATTCTTCATCATAATCTAGATTATTCATATATAAATTATAATAATATAATAGAACAGTTCAAAAAAATAAAAATTAGTAGGAAACCCAGGTCATCATAAATCCGAAGGATTTCCACAACCTTTTGCTTCGCTAAGACCCCTCTTTAAAACCTTATTTTAGCAAACTTATAAATCTTCTTACCATGTGTTAAAAAAATGCTATTTTTGAGTGTGGAAAATCTACAGGCTTCTGATGATCAGTGGAAAGAGCTAATAAAAATACAACAACTATTTATCCAAAATAATTTTTGGTACATGTTTTTGTCCATACCCATATTTTTTTCGCGCAATTTTTGCCAGTTTAAATGCTTTACTTCCAGGTTTGCATCCTTTTTCTAATATATTGTAATCAACTGCTGCAGATTTCCCAGAAGTAATAGAACTTGCTAGACGAGCTATCCCCCATGATTGAGCAGTTTGATTTGGTCTTGAACCAGAAGAAAAGTATGCTCCTTCGCCTTTATTAATTATTTTTTTTAAAGCTGAAACTGAACATCCGGTTTTAATTGCTAACTTAGGCGTAGCATTAATATTTTGAACATTATATAAATTTTTTGCCCGTATTATATGTTTTGATGTTTTTGATCTATATGATTTCAAGTTTTTTCTTGTATAATACATTCCTTTTTTATAAAGTCGTTGTGATTTTGTTAACATTTTTCCTTGTTTTTCACGATCTTTTTTTGTTAATCTATTTGGCAAATACCTTAATAATACCCTTTTAGTTTTTTGCGCCATCCTTATCTAATAAATAATTATATATAAAATTATGAATACATAATTAATTTTATATAATACTATACTTATAAACAAACTAAAACGTTTTTTGTTTAATGACGTCTAGTATTGCTCTTCTTGCGACAAAAACGTCTTTTTGTTCCACGAGCATATTTGCAACCACTCGTTTTTCTGCAAGTTCGTTTTCCAAGTTTACGGCAACGAGAATTAGATACACGTTTGCGATATGTTTTCAAAACACTAACCCTAGACATTATAATATATACCTATATAATTTTCATTATTATATTAAAAAAATTTATAATTTAAAAATCTTTTCCATAATAACTTATACATGACTGATCTCAAAGAACCAATTGAGTGTGATAAATACTTTGATATAATCAAAAACTTGTTCTCTAAATACAAAAATAACACATATATGCACCAACGGCTTTGTTTTCATATAACAAACATTCTTCCATCTACACTTGATAATGAAGACAAAAATCACGAAAAAAGAATGCAACGAAATGCATTTTTAACAAACGAACAACAAATATTTATACAAGTTTTTCTTAGTAAAAATAGATATTACTATCTTGCGAATAATAGTAATTTTTATCAATATGATGGAAAAACCTATAGAATGATTACAGAAGATGATATTCAATATCAACTTTTATCATCAATATCTAAAGATAGAAAACTTATGGATTGGAAACATAAGACAAAAATTAATATTATTAAACAAATAAAAGAAAAAAATGTTTTCAAATCCATCCCAGAAACTGATACAATTCAAAAAATTATTAATTTATTATGTCCATCACTTTTTTCAACAAAAAGCTCCGTTAAATACTTTTTAACAATAATTGGCGATAATATTTTAAAAAAACAAAATGATCTAATATTTTTAACAAAACCAAAAACAAAGAAAATTCTCACTGAACTGGATCACATTTGTTACATAGTGACTGGTTACGCAAATATTACTAGTAATTTTGTAACAAAATATAACGAAACCTACAATTATCAAAATTGTAGATTAATTAACATAAATGATGCTGTTTCTGTTGAAAATTTAAGAGAAATGTTTAATAAAAATGGATTAGATTTTTTATGTGTAGCTGCACATTATTCAGAAAGATATGGAAACTCTGACTCTTTTTTATCATCTTCAGAAGAATTATCACAATATTCATTATATTTAAAAAATAATTCACAATCAGATATTTTAAATAAATTTTGCTCGCATTCTATTGAATCAGTTAATGATTTTGATGAGAGTAAATTTAACGAAGATAATAACTCTACAAATAACTCTACAAATAACTTTTCAATTTCATGGAAAAATATGCATTTTATATGGAAATTATTTATATCAAAGAATTCGTTACCAAACGTAATATACTCTAATAATTTAAAAAAACTTCTCAAAGAACGTTATATTTTTAATGAAGAAACTGACACATTTTATAAAATAACAAGCAAATATTTACCATTTGTGAGTAATTTTATTAATTTTTGGGAAAATACGATTTCAACATCAATAGGAACATATTTTGATCATGAAATAGAAATTGACGAATTGTGCTGTTTATTTAAAAAATGGATAAACGATAATTCTGAAACTAATTTTTATGCTGGAAATATTAACGAACACGATATTATAAAGATTCTTAATCATTTTTTTCCAAATACTGAAATTTTGGAAAACAAATATATTTTAAATATTGAATGTTCATTATGGAATAAAATTAATGATATTAATAACGCACTTCAAAGCCTTAAAAATTATTACAAAGAATCTATTTTACTAAACCAAAACGAATCGTTGTTAATATCATTTGATGAAATATATTCATACTATATAAAAAATAAACAAACAAAGTTTACAATTAGTAAACGTTATTTTGAAAAATATTTATGCGTTTCTCTAGTTGATTATATAGAGTTTGACAATTTTATATCAGTTTCTTGGGTTTCTTCTTAATATTTATTGTTTACGCATTTTCAACTGGTGCGTGAGCTAATGTAGTTCCTCCACGCATCTTCTTTGACTTGGATTTGCTAATTTTAACGTATCCAAATTTTCCCTTCTTTGTTCCATAGCCAGCTTTTACAAGTCTTTTCTCCTTCTTGGCTGTCACATGCTTTTTTCTTGAAACAATACGACCATTTTTATTCATCATAATGTCACTCTTTTTAAGGCCACCGCTGGTCTTGTATGCAGTTCCGTGTAAGACTTGAGCACGAGAGCCTTCTAACATCTCATACTTATGTCCGTGTATGAGGTAGTGTCCGTGCGCGTTTTTCGTATAACGAGTCATTATAAATTAAATAAAGAAAAAAAAATAAACTTACATAAATGACTTAAATTAGTAAAATGACTAAACTTAACAAAATGATCAAATTGCTAAATGTTTATTATTTATAATATTTTATCATATGATTTATAATATAAAATATTGCATCGTCTAAAAACGATTTCTACTAATCATCGGAGAAACTGGTTGCCCTTGCAATTGGCCTAATAATGTATCTCCATTTGATCTATATCCAGCATTTCCAAAAATAGTTTTGCCACCGCGTCCGTATTTAATTGCATTTACAGCGCGTTCTCTCTGCGTTGTTCCAGGTATTACGTCTGGATTACTATTTTTAACAATTTTACTGTTTATATCCGTTGGACATCTGCATATTTTACATTTTTGTAATTGTTTTGGCAATTTGCAAGTACCACATTCATTTATTATTTGATTAATATTTCCAGCTCTTCTTCCGGGAATAATAAAAAGAGATGTATATGTAGAGGACATTATATATTATATCATATATATTTTCTATATTTTCTATATTTTTCTTTATAGAGTTTTTTGTATTTTATTAGGGAACCCGGGTCATAAGAAACCCGAAGGATTTCCATACCAGTTTGCTTCACTAAGACCTTTCCTTAAAACCTTCTTTTTAACATGCTAAAGTAATTTTCTATACTATTGGTGAAGCTCTGACAAGGTACCGAATACAATATTTTATTATTTTTATTTACAAAATCTCGTATTCTGTTCTATGTTCTGAAGCATTATCCATAATATATATATTAGAATTATAACTGTTATTTTAGAATAGTAATTAGAAATTGTCTTAAGAAATCGGCGTTTTAGATGTTGAAAGGTGTACATAAAATTAAAAAATATAATATATATATATATATATATATCACTTTTATGTCTATTAATAAGACTAAAAAGAAGGTTGTTGCCAAAAAAAACAACACAAAACGAAATATTAAATCAAATGCATTAATAAAAACGCATAAAAACAATTCTAAAGTAGAAATCGGGCTTAAACCATTTGAAAAAATATATGAAAAAAAATTATCAAAAGATTTAGTTAAATCAAATGAAGAATTAAAAAAGGAATTCGTTAAAAAATTATTATCTAATTTTTCACCACATCATCTTAAACCAAATGACAATTTTTATGATTATATTAACTTTAACTGGCTTCAGAAATCTTATTTAACTAAAGAGCAAAAATATATTGTTCAGGTTGATGATTTTAGATTAACTCAAGATAAAGTTTATAGACAACTTAATGACATAATTTTAAACTATATAAATTCTCATGACAATAATCTAGCAAAAAATATGAAAAATTTTTACAATTCTGTAATTAAAATGAATGATAAAAATCATAGTAGACAAATAGCAAAGGACATTATTAAAAAAATAGACGCTATGAGAGAGAATAAAGCAAACGTATGGAAAATACTAGCTTTTGCAAATAAAGACGAAGTTGTTAAACCAAGAGCCCCATTTGTATGGTCTGTAAATCCGGACAATAAAAATTCTACTATTAATAGATGTTATCTGGATTCACATGTGTTTTCTATGGTTGATTTTAATATTTATTTTGACGATGGAACTGACGTTGAATACAAGAAGAAATTCCGAGGAAAATTCCGCACATTCTGTAAAAACTTATTTGATACTGTTCTTGGTCCAAATAATCATCTTAATCCGAGTCATGTATTTGAAGTTGAAATGGAAATGATGAATGCACTTGTATGTAGTGAAGCTACAACTAGCACTGAAACTTATAATAAAATTGGTGCTGAAGAAGCTGAAGAAAAATACGGTTTCAATTGGAAAGAATTCACAAAAGAACTTGGATATAAAGAAACACCTTCATTTTTCATAACATCTAGCCCCAATTATTTGAAATGTGGTACTAAATTAATGGTTGACAATTGGAATTCTGAGAAATGGAGAACCTATTGGATTTATATTTTCTTAGTTAAAATTGCAAGAATGACCCGCGACTGGGAAACAGTTAATTTTGATTTCTTTGGAAGTTATGAACGCGGTCAAGAAGAAATCAATAAAAGTGATGCGGTGAGCGCATCATTATACATGTCAGTACCATTCAATACATTTTTAACAAATCAATATGTAGAAAACTACGAAACTCCTCAAAACGTAAAATATGTAGAAACCATGTGTAATGACTTGAAGGTTGTCTTCACTAGAATAATGAAACGCAACAACTGGTTATCACCTGCTACTAAAAAATATGCTCTTCTCAAATTAAAACATATGAAATTTTTAATTGCAAAACCAGAAGAGTTGAGAGAAGACCCACTTCTTGGTTATGGAAATAGTCTTATTGAAAATATGGATAAAATTCATGCTTGGCGCCATGAACGTTACATAGAATTAGAAGGGAAACCAATTGTTGATATTCCTGTTATGGATTGGACGCAATATCCGGTGAAAATGATCGGAACGCAAGCATATGTTGTAAATGCTTCTTATACGCCCGCCAAAAATAGCATTTATATTAACTTGGGTTACATACAAAAACCATTTGTGGATTTGGATGAACGTGGTATTGAATACAATTTAGCGCATCTTGGGTTTACAATTGGTCACGAAATGGGTCATGGTTTTGATGATTGGGGTAGCCAATATGATTATAAGGGTAACTTGCATAGTTGGTGGACCGAACACGATAAAAAACAATACAAGAAAATACAGGATGATGTTATTAAACAATATGAAGAATTTGCTGCGCGAGATGGAATTAATTTTGATGCTTCAATCGGGGTAGGTGAAGATTTAGCAGATATCGCGGGTCTAGCAATTTGTGATGAATATTTACGCGATTATCAGAACAATAATGAGGATATTACACCAATTCAGAATTTGTCCTTTGAAGCGTTTTATACTTATTACGCCATTCAACAACGCCAGCAAGTTAATAAAAAGGCTCTTGCGGCTCAGCTCAAAACCAACCCTCACCCACTTGATAAATATAGGTGCAATATTCCTCTCTCACGATCTCAAATATTCAGAGCGTTGTATAACGTTAAGAAGGGTGACGGGATGTGGTGGCACAACACAGAAACTGTTTGGTAAATGAGTGATGTTTTACACACTTGAACATTTAAAATGAATAAAATCTTATTAGCATATGTGGAATGAAATTTTATAAATTTGCTAAAAAAAATGTTTTAAGGATGGGTCTTAGCGAAGCAAACGGGTCTGGAAATCCTTCAGATTTCTGATGACATGGGTTCCTAACTACAGTCAATTAGTGAATAAATATATTTTTATCTATATAACAATTGTCTAATATTATCTACTTTGATATTACGAGCTTAGGTTTTTTTACAATTTTAACACCAGATTTTTTAACAACTCCACTCATACTACGTTCACGTTCTTCTCTATATTTTACGTATTCAATACTCAATAATTCAAGTTCATCTGTCCACATATTTTGAATTGTTTTTGCCTTAATATTTTCTAATTCAGTTACCTTATCATCATGTTCTTTTAGTAGTTTTACAACATTTTCCTCAGTAACGCTGTCCATTGGTAGCTTCACCAAATACTTGAAATCTGTATCATCTTCAATTATATCATATTTTTTCTGGATAAGTAACTGATTAACGTCTTCACGTTTCTTGCGCCGCAAATCAATAGTTCCATCTAAATTTTCCTTAATGTATCTACTCTTATTAGTCAACAATATTAGTTCTTTTGTCAAAGCATCTATCATATAATCCTTACGAGACTGATACAATTGAACTCTCGTGCCAAAATAATCATCAATAATTTCACTAATTTTTGAATATTTTTTCAACTTATCATTTGCATCAAATAAATGCATATTTGTTGTAGAATTGGTTGTAAACAATTTGAATTGTTTTTCAAGACCGTTGCATCCATTGTCTAAACAAATAGATTCTAGTTCATCAACCTTTCCCTTCTGTAGAGTAATGACAAAATCAATAGTTGTGTCCTTACTCATATCATCATAATCCTTAACAATTGGTGTAACCTTTTTACCGGCTTTATCTGTAGGTTCGGCTAGAGATTCCAAATATTCTTTAAAATCATCGGTCCAAACACCAACCGGTAATTCAGTAACGCGAATTTTATCTGATCCAATTTTTTCATATCTTCCTTTAATCAAGAATTTACCTTCAGTAATCTTGGAAATAGTTCCAGTAAACCCCTCATAATAAGGCACAAAATCAAAATGAGTGTTTGAGCTACCAGAAAGCTTATTTTTCAAATAATTAATAATTTCTAAGGGGTTGTAAGACATAATATCAGTACTGAATCCTGTACCAATACCCTTTGAACCGTTGACAAGAACCATCGGAATTATAGGTGCATAAAATATAGGTTCAACTAGTAGTCCATCGTCATTCAAATATTTAAGTATCTTATCATCCTTTTCAGGAAATAAAATGCGAGTAATTTTAGACAATTGAGTAAATATATATCTTTCAGATGCGCTATCTTTTCCACCTTGTAATCTAGTACCGAATTGTCCATTAGGGGTGAATAAGTTGATATTATTGCTACCCACGTAATTTTGCGCCATACCGACAATTGCTGCATTTAATGATGCTTCACCGTGATGATATCCTGAATGTTCTGATACATACCCGCTAAATTGTGCCACTTTTATTTCCGTTGTCAAGTTTTTCTTAAACGCGGAAAACAAAATTTTACGTAACGAAATTTTAAGCCCATCCATTAAATTTGGAATACTGCGATCGCAATCGTACTTTGAGAAATGAATGAATTCCTTATTTATGAATTCTTCATAACAAACAGCGTCTTTATTCGTGTCTAGATAACTTTCTCTGTCATACTCTTCAAGCCAATCTTTTCTATCATCTGCACGTTTCTTATTAAATACCATATCAATTGCATCATCACATGATTTACCTGTATGTGAAAACCCTACAATTTTCTTTTTCTCAAAATATTCGCGGAATTCCTTTCCAGTGCTTGTACCCAAACCTTTGTAATATTTTATCTTCCACCCCTTACCATTCTCATTAGCGGTTTTCCAATCTTCATACTCACCGTCGTTATAAAATACCAATTCTTGCGCTCCTTTTCTAGCCTTCAAAATAGGGGTATTCATAAAACCGATAAAACCAGGAATTTGAGAAAGACTTGGCCATTCGGATTGAAATAAGTTGATACCAAGTCCTTTAATGTGACTTCCATCCAAATCCTGATCAGTCATGAATAGGACTCTTCCATAACGTAACGACTTTGCTACATCTCCCGCGGTTTTATATTCTTTTCCAGTTTCTAATCCAAGAATTTTTTTTATCTCTGCAATCTCTTTATTCTCAGCAATTTTCTTTACTTGCTCACCTCGCACATTAAGGATTTTACCCTTCATAGGATATACTCCAATTGTATTTCTATCTTCAGAAGATAGACCGGAAACAATACCAGCCTTTGCTGAATCTCCCTCACAAAAGATGATCATACATTGCTGTGATTTTTCAGTACCAGCCCAGTTAGCATCAATTAGCTTAGGAATTCCGCGAATGTTCTTAGTCTTGGATCCATCTGTTTTTTTCGCAGCTTTATTTTCCTTGACTTCGGTAATTGCACAAGCTGCATCCATCACACCCATCTTTGCAATTTTTTCAATAAACTTATCACTCACAGTTACAGTAGATCCAAACTTTGCACTCGGGGTATTCATGAAATCTTTAGTCTGACTATCAAATGCTGGGTTCTCAATATCACAACGTAGAAACAAAATAAGCTGCTCCTTGATACTATTCGCATTTACTGCGATCTTTTTTTTCTTTTCAATAAATGCGACGAGTTTTCTAGTTATCTGTCCGAGAATATATTCCACGTGTTTTCCACCCTTTGCAGTATGAATGCCATTTACAAAGCTTACCTGAATAAATTCATGAGTAGGAGAAAGTGCAACTGCATATTCCCATCGTTCATCGGATTCCCCCTCATAAACGCGAGGGGCTGCATCCTTCGGCCCAATATACATGTCAATATACTGCTGAAAATTCTTTACAGGAATTACTTGTGAATTATATTTGACCTTTACCGTTTTATCTGTCACAGCAGCAACATCATAAACGCGTTTTTTTAAAAGCGACACCAAGTCTGCAGAAAGCCCAGAGATTCCAAGTCGCTTATAATCAGGTTTGAAAGTAATCTTGGTATAAGGCTTAGACTTGCATTTGGTAATAATTGGTTTTCCAATTACATCAAGATTATCGCGAAACTCTTGTGTATATTTCAATCCTCTTACATGGTCAACCGTTTCAATAGAACCATGAGTTGACCAAATGAGAACAAGCTTGAACCCGAAACCGTTCTTGCCACCTACAATCTTCTTCTCGGTTTTATCATAATTTGTAGAAGTTCGCAAATGACCGAAAATAAGCTCAGGAATCCAAACCTTATATTCTGGATGCTCTGCAACATCAATACCGTTACCATCATTTATCATTACAATTGTGCCATCTTCTTGAACTGCTACGTCAATACTATTTACTGGTATTGAATTTGTAACGCCATTTTTAATTGCTTGTTGCATGCGAACCACGTGATCTCTACAATTTACAATACCCTCATCAAAAAGCTTGAATAATCCAGGAATAAGTGCAATATTTTTTTCAACTATACGTTCGCCTGCTTCGTTAAGTAGCCAAACAAAAGCGTCAACATTCTCAACAGATCCGATGTATGTATCGGGATTGTCAAGAATGTGTTGTTTGTCAGTCTTCTGCTGATATTTATTTGCTAGATTTGCGTCTTTAGATGACATATTATATATTTTGTTTTATTAATTTGTTTTTATTTAGTTTCAATTTTTATTTTTACACTTTGAGAAAGTGGAGTAAAAATCAAAAACCCATTTTTACACCTTTGGACATTTAGAGCAACGCGTATTTTAAATGCCGACTTATTAGCAAAAAAAATACGAGCGCTTCCTCCTAAAAGGAGGATAACTATCAAAATTACTTCATTTATGCTTATAATAAAGATTACTATAAAAATAAACATACATCTTATAAAGAAATATACCAAAAGAAGAACTTTGAAGGTTTATAAATACTAACAAAGTCGGCATTTAAAATACGCGTTGCTATAAACCGCCGATTTTTATAGGTATTCTTTCAGTTTTCGCTTTCGTGTTTTATTACAACTTGTATATTTCAAATCACGATTTTTGGGTCTAGAAACCTAGATGCTTCTGATGATCGGCGGAGATAGCTAATTAGCTGTTTGGTTTATTAATTTATTATACTTTTTTTTTGATTCATTTATTCTATCTATTTTATCATATCCTGCCATATGAAATATAAATGGTTGTTTTTGTAAAAAATTCAATTCATCTTCATAAAAATGTTGCAAAACACCATAATCATAACTAATTTGTTTATTTTGTATGTCTAATATATTTTTATCATACATGCTTATTAAAACGCCCTGATCCCACCAATGTGGGCACGGGTTATTTTTATACAATTCCTCATCAAACGCCCATTTATTTATAAAATCTATACTAAATTGTGCATTTTTTATTATCATTATCCCTGTGTTGATATTATTGTTTGTGATATCCTTACTAAAAATAAAATTTACATTTTGATTTTGGTTTATTACATCTGAAATATTTCCTGAATTTATATAAAAAAATGCATCAGCATCAATCCATATTAAATAATCATATTTTTTAATATGTTTTAGTATTAATGGTAATCGTTCCCATGCAGGATGTCTATCATCGTAAGTTTTTTCATTTGACAAAATTAAATCTAATCCATATTTTTCGCAATATAGTTTGTTAATATTATAATTAATATCTCCATATTCACAGGCATTTTTGTCATAATACATTATGACCGCTATTTTCATTATAATATTTAATATTTTATTTAATATTATAATATTTAATATTTTTTTATTATTATTATTATTATTATATTATTTACTTTACATCTTTTTGTTATTTTTTATTTTATATTTTATATTTTATATTTTATAGTAAAGATAAGGTAGATTTCATATTTATGTTATTATGTTATTATGTTATTTCTAATTAAAACCATGGTTTTAATTCAAGTTGTTTGTCGTTATTTTGAGACATTATTGGCGGATCCATCGGTTTATACATAGTGCTAGCATCTATTAAATACTTGTGATATCCAATCGCTTCTGAATATACTTGATGTATACAGTAATCTAAAACAATCTTATTTAATTGTTCAACTTGTTGCTGAACATCTGTTGGCTGATTTGCAGCATGTTGCAAAAATGTACTTCTCATAATAATTTTAAGAGTATCTCCATCTTGATCACTAATAACAAATTGTCCATTTGACTTATGATACACCCCTGCTCTTATACCATTTTGGATAATTCTAATATTACTCTGAGAGAAAAAAGAATTTGATAAACTAGTATTATCCCACAACCCTTCAGTAGGATTCCTAAAAGTCGCACATTGATTAACAGGGATTTTATCATACATTTGAAATAAATCTGTTGTTTTAGGGCCATTTATATCTACTCGTCCATTTGATGGTTTACAATTCATTTATATTAATCTAATAAAAGAAAAATATTATATTCTATTATTTTATACAAATGAATTTTCAATCAACTGTTTTATTACTTGCAATTTTAATCTTAATAATTTGTTTGATCCTTATTGGCATAGCTTTAGCACATTCTAAAAATTCACAACAATGGCCACCTATTGTACCTAGTTGTCCTGATTATTGGGTAGATATATCTAATAACGGTGCTAAATGTGTAAATATTAAAGATTTAGGAACTTGCAATTCTGGTATAGCGGCTGGTCAACATTTACAAATGGATTTTTCAGTAGCTCCTTATGTTGGACAAAATGCTGCATGCTCAAAATATAAATGGGCAACAGGTTGCGGTCTTACATGGGACGGAATTACATCAGGTGTTGCAAATCCATGCGACGCAAATCCTGATAAAAAGAAATAATATCATTAAATTATTATGAAAATTATAAAATAAATATAAATTTCATAATAATGACCAACCCCGATACAAATAACAGTATAATTTTAGTATTAATAAAATCTTTACCACTTGAAATTGAGTCAATTATCAAATCTTTTTTGCCAATTAATATACTTTTAACATTAAACAAGGAATATTATATTAAATATCACAAAGATATTAAAAAAATAGTGTCAAAAAATCAATATGATAATTACATACGCGATATGCTGCGAAAAGATAATGATTTTGTATTCAAATTATTAATCCATGAAAATTATAAAATATGGATAAATATTAATAAATATAAATACAATAAAACTATTTATGGTAACTACTTTTGTTTTATAGATAAATTTTGTATTGACAACGAGTCTACAAAATGTAGAAATTTATTAAAAGACTTTTTAAATAAAACTGGATTGAGTAAAAATCGGCATAAAAAGAATACTATTACAAATATAATATGGACCAATTAAATATTAATGAACTCCTTAATAGACAAAACGAAATTAATAAAATAAAAGAAACCTTGAGAGAATTTGAATTAAATAAGCATAATTGCCTGTTTAAAAAGGGTATTTATGTTTATGGAGAACCTGGAACAGGAAAAACTACGTTTGTCTTGGATGTTTTGAAAGAAATGAATTATGATATAGTAAGTTATGATGCAGGCGATATTCGCAATAAATCAATTATTGACACTATAACAAAACATAACATGTCTGATAAAAATATCATGAGTATGTTTCACAAAAATGTTAAAAAGATAGCAATTGTAATGGATGAAATTGACGGCATGAATAATGGAGACAAAGGAGGAATTAATACATTAATAAAATTAATAAGGCCAAAAAAAACAAAAAAACAAAAACTGGAAGAAGTTGCACTTAATCCAATTATTTGTATAGGAAATTATCATATTGATAAAAAAATTAAAGAACTTATGAAGGTTTGTAATACAATTGAATTAAAAACACCTTCTGTACCACAAATATCAAATATTGTTAAAAAACTTATGCCAACGATGGAAAACACTTTGCAACAGAATATTATACAATTTATTCAATCTGATCTTAGAAAATTAAAAACTATTTACAACCTTTATCAAAATAAAAATAATATATTAAATAACGATATATTTCACAAAATATTTCAGATAAAAACTTATAACGACGATACTAAAAAGATAACTCAAAAATTAATAAATAATAATTATAATATTAATGATCATTCAACCATTATGAATGAAACCGATAGGACAATTGTTGGTTTATTGTGGCACGAAAATATTATTGATGTTTTAGGAAAAATGAAACCGAATATTTCTATACCAACCTACTTAAAATTATTAGAGAATTTATGCTTTGCTGATTATATTGATAGAATTACATTTCAAAAACAAATATGGCAGTTTAATGAGATGAGTTCTATTATCAAAACATTTAAAAATAATAAAATATATCACGACTCATTTAAAAAGAAACCTAAATACAATCCACAAGAAGTAAGATTCACAAAGGTTCTAACAAAGTATTCAACTGAATACAACAATTCATTATTTATTCAAAATCTATGTCAGCAATTAGGAATGGACAAAAAAGATGTATTTTCTTTTTTCTTAGATTTAAAAAATAAATATGATGATAATGAAATTTCAAATCTTTTTGAAAATTATGAAATTACAAAATTAGACATAAATCGTATATATAGATATCTTGAAAAATACACTAAGATTGATGCTGATGAAGATGATGATAATAATGATGGCGGGATTTCTGAAGTTGAAAATGAATAAATATGAATATATCAATTATACAAAGTTTGATTACAATAATTATCCCAATCCCAATTCCAATCTTTGAAAAGACCACCTGCTTTTAGATTATATTTATATTTTGAATCAAAATTGTAAGCAACATACTCGTCTATTAATTTTATTTTTTCTAACTCGGAAATTTTATTATTTGAAATTTTATTTAATAGAGTAAATTGATAATATCTCTTTTTAAATATATATATCTCTTCTAGTGTTGCTATTGATGATTCTATAATTTGATTTTCTTTATCTTTTACTGTTGTTTTATTAAGATACAATAAATCATACATTTCTATACATCTATGATCAAACCCATTAAAATTTTCAATTGTATTATAAAATTTATTATTTTGATTATTTTTATTACTTTTGTTTATTATTTTGCTTATAATAAAAGAAAAAATCAATAAGGTGAATATCATCTTATTGATTTAATAATTATAAATTTTTAAGCTTGTTATTTTAATCTATATAACTATCTCCATCTCAATATCCTATTAAACAAACTATATTTTTACTTTACTAGAGTTGTCATATTGGGCTTGCATCGCTCTTCATTTGACAAACATGCAGTACGTTGTCTCATAGACACAAATTCCTTGATAGATGATTCAACATTTGTACCCAAATGCTTTTCAAATTGTTCAGATGAATCATAAAATAGTATTACTGGGTCTGGACCAAATTCTCCAGTACAAATTGCAGTCTTAAAATATAAATCTTCATTCTTAGAACCAATCTTATGACCATGATAACGCGCACCAGTTACTGCATTTCGGATTGTAGTATTAATTTGTCCACTTCCAAACAAGACAGTCTTCTTCTTCCTACCATCTGAACTACGCACATTTCTCACGAAACATAGTTTATCATCATCATTCATTTCAACCATAGCCTTTACTACCTTATTTCTATTATTGGAATATACGGTTTCATCATCATCGGCTGAGTTGATGTAATCATACTTGCTTTCGTAACCACTCATCGTGTGTATTTATTAGTGTGTATATTTATTATTATCATTATATTTAAATCAATTTTTTTTTGAATATTATACTAATTCTGAATTCTATAATTAAATTTACATTTTACCACTCTTTTCCTTTATAGCCTTTGAAATTAACTCTCCAATTTTCTTTTCTAAATAATCTATTTTCATTTTTAAAGCATTATTTTCTTGAATTAAATTATTCATGTATTGGCCTTGTTCTGCCAACTTATTTTCATATGCATTTGCAATATCAATTGGATTCATATTTAATAATTTTTGTTGTTGTTTTATTTGTTCTTCGTGTTCCTTCCGCGCCATTTCTTCCCGTTGTTTTTTCATTTGCTCCATCTGTCGCAAAACTTCTGGTTTATGTTTAGGACTTCCAGGATCATATTCGTTAAGCAATCCGTCTATTTCTTCCATAAAAAATTTTTTTATTTCTGGATCTTTTACAAAGTCATCTACTTGTTTTGTAGACAAATTAACAAATGGACTAGGATTATCCAATAAAGGTTTCTTGTCAAATGAATTGTGAATGTGTGAAAAAACTAAAATAGTCTTCATGGAATCCAATTGCACAAAAGGTATTGTATAATTTTTTAAAAAAGCCTTTTCTTCAGCGAGGGCTGCATTATCATCATATCTAGTCTGTTTTAATAATTCTCTACGAAATGCAAATGTTGCCGCAGTTGAGTGATTTGGACCATATGGACCAAATTTATACATTTTGTGAATGTGTTTAAAATAAAGAAACATTTCACTAGAACCAGCACAAAGAGCTTTTGGGTTTTTTTGAAGCATTTCAACTGCATGAGATACTCTATCGGCTGGATAAAAATCGTCGTCATCCATATAAACAATTATATCGCCTTTTGATTTGTCGTGCATTAAATTTCGTTTTTTACCTAGATTCATTTTTGTGTCATACTTAAAATATTTAACTTGAGGTATATGAGAAACAAGATCCTCTATTTTATCGGTACCATCATCAATAATAATCCATTCAATTCTATCTTTAGGATATGTTTGACTATCAAAACATTTTATAATCATAGGGTAAAATGGTCTTCTGTTAAAAGTTGGTGTACAAATACTTACAAATGGTAATTCGGGGGGTGCAGTTTTCTTTTCACTTTTGTTATTTTTTCCCATTTTATAAATATAGTATAAGTCTTTTATTTATATTATATTTACGAAGGTATAATTTTTTTCAACCACCGAACAACCTTCTAATTTTTTCAAACATAGATTGATTATTATCAGAAACTTCTATAGGAGAACATATTTTAATAGCTTGAACATAATCACCTAAACCAAGCGATACATGGTCAGATGTTTTTGGTATATATTGATGATAAACTGAAGAAAAGAAATATAATAAAACACATGCAACTACCGCTACAAATGCAGAATAACCCCCAAAATTATTATTCGCTGATGAAATTATATAAAAAGACATTATAATCATAATAATATTTAATTTGAATTTTACTACATTTTTAATTGTTTCTGAAATTCCGTATGATTTACCAGTTTGATTATTTTTTGATGTCATAAATAATGGAAAAACTGTGCAAAATAATGAAATTAAAAAGGCAGTTAAAGGAATAATAACTCCAATTCCAATTATAAAAAATAACATAACAAAAATGAAAATATACAAAGCAGAAAAGCCCCAATTAAACATTCCCCACATTTCACCATATCTCCAAGTAGTTTTATTTTTAGATTCGGTCTTCTCACTAAATAATAGATAAATGTTATAAAACCATAGCATAATCATATAAAAAGTGTTAATAGTAACTGTTAACATCCCTGTAAAAAAAAGTACATATGGCGCCAATAATATAAACCACGTTTCTGATAACATAGAATTCATAAAATTATTAATATTGTTCGTTACAGTAAAATTACATGCAATTAATTGTTGTAAAGTTGTGGCTATATACAATTTATATACATTTGAATTTGGACCATTTATCCAATCATTTAAAATTCCTAGAGTATTATTTATAATTTTAAAATTTTCTTGTAATGGAAATTCTATTTTAGTAGAGAAATTTCCTTTATCCGTTTTAACTATATTAATATCAGCAACAACTTGTTTAATTTCCGGAATTAAACCTGTATATGGTATTTGAGATAAACAGGTTGGTAATATGTTTGCTTGTGCAACTTTTCCAGAATACAAACATAGGGAACCTATTACAATAAGTATTCCAAAAACTATGAGATGTGTGAAAATGTCTATTAAAAATTTATAAATGTCGTTTTTTGGAGTCTGATTTTGTGTTTTTTTCTTATCTTCTATTATTGATGTATCTGTCATACTATAAAGTTATATAAAAATTGTAAAGTTATTTTACAAATTGCTAAACATATGATTTATACAATAATTAATCGTTTAGTGTATGTGAAAATAAAAAATAATATCTAATTTAAGTATATAGATAATAATTATGAATAAACAAAACTTAATATTTTGGTCATTTGTAATACTAATATTGTTTGTAGGTGTTATTCAATGGGGAGAATATTTAATAAAAAAAAAATACATTATTGAAAAATTTTCAAACGGTTATAACTCATCCACAAATCATACAGTTGATTTACCATTAAATACGAAAGTAAGTTGTCAAAATATATGTGGTCCTAATAATAGATGTTCTTTAACTGGAGAACAATGCAGTTCTGATATTGATTGTTTTGGATGCAATCCTAATACAAAACAACTATCATTACCAGAAAAAACCGATAATTATGAAATTCATGGACAAAATGATGCTGGAAAATTAACAAGTCAAACAACACCAACTTATTCTATATTGACAACAGATATTGGCACTAAAGCTAAACTTATTAACAAACCAAATATAGTAGCAGCTCAATACTTTAAAGGAGTAAATACATGGAGAAATACGTTTGATGATGGAATGGAACTATATGATAAAAAATATACACCAAATGCATCTCAATTTACACCGAATTATCCAGAACGATCATCACTTTCAGGAGAATTTATAAATAATGGACCACTAGCTGCAAACGATTTCTTGTAATTCATATAATATTCTTATTTTCACTTTTATCAATTGTTACTTCTTTCGCAACATTTCGTATTATTTTATTATAATATTTTTCATCTTCTTCATATGTTGATCCGCCCATAGAATTCATCAATATATATTGATAGTCCATATGTTTTTTTGTGTCTATATCTTCCGATTCTGGGTTTTCATCTTTCCAATCTTGTATTTGTTTAAAATTCTTTGCAGCAATATATTTAATAGCTGTTTTCATTTTATTTTTTTCTTCACTATCTTTCTCCCAAGAATCTTTATCTTTCACATATAAAATTTCTCTCTTAAGATCACTACAATGAATTGGACGTTTGAAAACATCCAATTCTTTGAGCCCACGAATAAAAATTTTTGATATTCCTTCTGTATAACCAACTCTTCCAACCATATCTAAATCTGTCAATTTCATTTGCAACTGATTTATGAAATCCATAATATTTAATGCATCTTTGCATTGTTCATTCAAGAAAAACTGCAAGTTAAAATTGTTATTTGTAGTGTTATTTGTAGTGTTATTTGTAATGTTTGTAATTTGACCGTGGTTTTTCTCCGCAATCTCTAAAAGTTTTTTATTTTGTTCAATTAATAATTCTTTCAGTTCTTTATTTTCTTTCATTTGTTCCTGAAATAATTCTGTTATTACTTCTAATTGTTTCTCTTTATCGTCAGGTTTTGTTAATTTGTTTACTTTTCCAATTCCATTTTCTATTTCTATTCCAGAACATTTTTTATTGTGTCTCCACAATCCAGAACTATCTTTGTAATTTTTACTACATATTTTGCAAACAAATTTAGAAAAGCTACTTTTTGCTACATTTGAATTGCATTTGATTGATTTTAAATGTTTGAGTGTCAATAAATGTTTTTCATAATTAAATTTCTTATCTGTTTTGTAGTTGCAATTTTCACATAAATATGATTCGCTACTTTTTCCTACATTTTCGTTGACTATCATTGCTTATTATAGCAATAGAAAAGTAGCTAAATTGTTTTTGTAAAATATATACAAAAATTTATCGTAACATTTTTTTCAACTTTTTTTTCAACAATCAAAGCATTATGCTTTAAAAGGGTAAAAAATGCCCTATTTTCTGTAAAATCTTTTCATTTTTCATTTTTGGACATTTTTTTTGTCCATTTTTGATTTTTGGAAACACTTTTGGACACTTAAAAACATGATTTTCTCTCCCTTACTGAGAATTTTAAATCAATACGGAAATATAAAATATATTACTGATTATCAAGTAGCATATTTTAAATAATATATTAAAAATATAAATTGCTGCAAATTTTATGTAGCATACATTAAACCACAGTTTCCGCCAACAAATGTTACCAAATTTATTCTCTCTTCAAACAATGTCAAATCAAAATTATAATTATAGATTCTCCAAGTAGGTTTATTTATACCAATTATAGTTTTATTCGCAGGATCACATATAGCTAATGTTTGAGCATAAGGATCAACTGTTGGTATAACAGTTGAAAACTCTAATTCAATTGTACTGAAACGACTCATATTAATTGCCCCAGCAGGTTGAGTGTCTAAAGGTGAATTTGTCATACCAAAACTATAAAAATACACACCTTCTGGTAAATTACTTCCTGTGCGCAGCCATTTTTCTATATAATTATATACACCATTTGGCTGTGCATTTTCTCTATAAGAGCCATCTAATAGAATGGCCATAGATGTTAATATTACATTTTGATTTTCCAAATTATAATTCCCGGTAATATACCATCCAGTTAAATCGCCGTTTGCGTTTACACCTGGACCTATGTTAACTTCACTAGTTGTCCCATCTGGATTATATCTAACTATTGGATAATATCCGTCAGTTGGAGCAGGAGAAATATCATATGGTAGATAATTGTATGGCCAATTAGAATAGTTTGACCATTCATTTCGCAGGTTTACATCGCTTCTTTGAAAATAAAACATATAATTTGAAATCATACCAAGAGATTCTAACTGTACTTTATTTGTACCAGTTACATTATAAAATTTTTGCGTTTTAACTTGTTTAAATAAATATTTTTGCTCTTGAAGTGCAAATAAACGAGATTCCTCATTTGATAAAAAACAATATGTGCAATTTAGATGAATATCTGCGTTCCATAATGTTCTGGTGTCATCATAATCTTCTAACGCGAGTGCAACAGACGGCGGAGTTTGCAAAAATCTATAAAATTGCATATACCACAAATTGAAGTTGGGTGCAACGTATGGGTAATTATTTTCACTATCAAAAACATCACGAATGCGAAATAATTCTTGAATTGGTCGCATGGTTACGTTTATATGCAATTCATTATATTGAAGTGCCACTAAAGGAAAAGCCATTTGAGTTTTATAACTAAACCAACTTCCTATTGGTATGTATAAAATTTTACCACGAATTGACGGTTCTGCTGCGGCTGTTGGTCCAGCATAATAAGCGTTTGGATACGAGTTAACGCGAGCACCAGAGTTTGCAGGATCGTTTAAAGATGCTGTATTTCCAGTCATACTATCAAATAAAGTTTTTTTAGTTCCACCCAATTCTCTTTCAACTATAAATTTAATATATTCTCCTGTATATTCTTGTAAAGTTTGATTTCCACACGTGATTGTTATTTTTGATATCATTAATGCTCCCAAATTTTCAATCCATTTAAAACCGTAAGGTACCCATACTCCGGAATTTGTAGTGGCAGTTTCTTCGTCTGTATTTGGTGGCATAATTGGACTCCAAATATTAGGCAATTCAACACTTAAATAGCAATCCATTAATAAATCAGCATAACGTGGTATTTTAAATGTGAAATTTGATTCTTCGGCCAAACGCAAAGTTCTTGACCCATCAAAATCAACTCTGAATTTTTGCATACCAAAATTTGTATATCTTGCATATGTTGCTTTAAAAAAAGTTTTTGAGGGATTTCCATTTAATATTATATTTTGTTGACCTTCACTAACTAATTGCATTAATCCTCCAGCCATATTTTAGATATATTATACAGATAAATTATATTTTTAACTATTTTGAATGTTTAATTATATTATAAAATTTACATAATATAATAGATAGTGATGGATGCAATCAAAAAAACAAATAATATTATAGATATGGTAAAAAATCTTAAGGAAAATTTTGTAGTTTACATCTTATTTAGCATGATTATATTATTTATAATAATTGTTTTGTGGTATTACCTTTATATGCGAAATTTATTAAATAGAGAATGTAGTGCTATGGATAATATTTTTTCAACGTTAGATGGATCTATAAAATCTTTAAATTCATCTGATCCAAAATGTAAATATACATTTAAGGACTATTATGTAAAGACTGCTTATAATTGTTGCAGTCCTGGAACTTACAAAAATGATTATGTCTCTACGTGCGCCCTAAAAGATGTATTAAAACAAGGAGTTCGTGGATTAGATTTTGAGATATTTTCAATAAACAATCAACCCGTTGTGGCAACATCCACAGTTGACAGCAATTATATTAAGGAAACTTATAATTATGTTTCTTTTTCTGAAGTGATGAATATTATAACAAATTATGCTTTTGCTAATAGTACTGCACCTAACCCAAATGACCCAATTATACTACATGTGCGCTTTAAAAGTTCAAACCAAAAAATGTTTCAAAATTTTGCAAATTTACTTAAAAATTACAAAAACTTTTTTTTAGGACCAGCTTATAGCTTTGAACAAAATGGTACTAATTTTGGCAATACTCCTTTGTTAGATTTAACAAAAAAACAAACGATTGTCTTGATAGTAGATAAAACTAATAATTCTTTTATGGATTGCCGTGATTTTTATGAATATGTAAATATGACTAGTAATTCTATTTTTATGAGGGCTTTGCATTATTATGATGTTAAAAATACTCCAGATTTGTCTGAACTTCAAGAATATAATAAACAAAGTATGAGTATATCTATGCCGGATACTGGAATAAATCCTACAAATCCAAGTAGTATAATTTGTAGAGAAACTGGATGTCAAATGATTTCTATGATGTATCAAAAAAATGACTCAAATTTACAGGAAAATAATGCTTTTTTTGACAAATGTGGATATGCTTTTTGTTTAAAACCTGAGAAGTTAAGATATGTTCCTGTAGTTGTTCAAGCGCCTGCACCACAAAATCCCGCATTATCATTCCAAACGCGAAGTGTAAAAAGTGATTACTATGCTTTTAATATTTAGAATAATATTTTAAACCTTTTAACATTTGAAAATCCGATTATGATGTGTTTATAAATTTAATATTAAATTTATAAATAGTATATACATAATGCGATGTCTTAACATTTTTTGACTTTATTACACAATATGATTGATTATGCAAAATACAATTGTTTTATTGAAACTGGAACTTTGCACGATTGAATAATTAAAATACACGTTGCTCTAAATGTGAAAAGGTGTAATAAATTATATATAAATGAATTTAGTGAAAAATAATACAATAATAAAAAATAATACAATAATAAAAAATAATACAATAATATAATAACAAAGATGATAAAAACTAAAAAAAATAGAAAAGAAACAAAAAAACTTACGATGTGTAAAGGACGTTATGCTTTATGTACATCTGCTCCTTGTAGAAAAATTAAAAATAAACAAGGTAAAACAAGCTGCAAATGCATTATTGAAAATGGATATAATTTTGCAACTAAATCTTGCAATAGACTAAAACCACATAAAATGCAAAATGGAACCCGGCGTATTTATTCAACATTCTCAATAAATGAGTTAAAAAATGGGAAAAAAATAACAGAATGTCCGAAACAATTTGAATGGTCGGATTGTTTAAACCATAAGTGTGTAGTTGATCCAAACAATTCAAAAAAGGCTATTTGTGAATGTACATTAAGAAAATCAAATAAAAACTGGTTTACGATGGGTTCATATAATAATAATAATAAGTGTTCTTCAAGCAAATGGTCAGGAGCACATAAAAATGATTTTTACGCTACAAGAAAATTTTGGAATAATTATTTTAATAAAAAACCAAATCACAATGAAAAACTAATAGGAAAACCTAATACTATTATAAATAAATTACCATAATTTTTTATTTTTCTCTGAATATTATAAGATAAAAAATACAAGATGAAAAATATATGTGATAGATCAATGAACTTTCAAGAATGTGAATTAGCAATATTAAGAGCCGCTGTGGATAAAGCAGAAGAAAAATCTGGTAGAGCTGTTGCAAATTCAACAGAAGTTAAAAAAATTATAAATATAGTTGAGAATTTTATTCGGCGTAAAAAAGTTATATGTTATGGTGGAACCGCTATTAATAATATTTTACCGAAACAATATCAGTTTTACAATACAGAGGTAGAGATACCAGATTATGATTTTTTCTCCCCAAATGCGTTAAAAGATAGTAAAGAACTTACAGATGAATATGTTAAGGAAGGGTTTTTGGAGGTAGAAGCAAAATCTGGTCAACATAAAGGAACTTATAAAGTATTTGTTAATTTTATTCCAGTAGCAGATATAACTTTCTTACACAACGAAATATATAAGGCAGTTAAAAAGGAGGCTATAAAAGTAGACGGTATTTTATATGCTCCTCCAAATTACTTAAGAATGTCAATGTATTTAGAGTTGTCCAGACCCGCAGGTGATGTTTCTAGATGGGAGAAAGTAGTTAAACGTTTAACACTTCTTAATAAAAATTATCCTTTAAAATCACAACATTGTAGTGAAATAGAACCATTTCAAAGAGAAATGATTAACAAATATGAAGAAGATAAGATTTTTGAAATAGTTAGATCTTCTTTCATAAATCAAGGTGTAGTTTTTTTTGGAGGATATGCGATAAGTCTTTATTTACATTACATGCCAAAACATTTACATAAAAAGTTAGAAAAGATTCCCGATTTTGACGTTTTGTCAGAAGATCCAAAAAAAACAGCAGAGATTTTAAGAGAGCGTTTAAAAGACGCTGGATATAAAAATGTTAAAATCGTAAAACGTAAAGAAATTGGAGAAATAGTAGCCCCTCATTATCAAATTCTTATAGGCTCTGATACAATTGCATTTATTTATAAACCGATTGCTTGTCATAGCTACAATATAATAAATGTTGATAAACATCCTGTAAAAATAGCAACGATTGATACGATGTTAAGTTTTTATTTGGCATTTTTATACTCAGACCGAAATTATTATGACACGGATCGCATAGTTTGTATGGCTCAATTCCTATTTGAAGTTCAGCAAAAAAATAGATTGCAGCAAAAGGGATTATTGCGTAGATTTAGCATAAGTTGTTATGGTCATCAAGAGACAGTAGAAGAAATTAGAGCCGAAAAGGCTGAAAAATTTAAAGAATTGAAAGATTATAAAAAAAAACAAGCATCCGAATACGAAGAATGGTTTTTACGATATAGACCAGCTGATACAATAAATGTAAAGGAACAAAAAAAAATAGAGAAAAATAATAATCGTAAAAGACATGTGACAAAGGTGAATAATATTACAGAAAGTAAAAACAAAAATAAAACTAAAAAGCGGGGACGCGGAGGTTTATTTATCTAGAAACAATATTTTTCTATGAATAAAATATATAATTCTTTTATTATTTTTGATAAAATTTTAAAAATAATATTATCATATAACTCTTCTGGAATAAATCGTTTTAAATAATATATAAAATAAATTGTGTAGAAAAATGTTTGCTCCACAATAACTTTTATGAAGCGATTGCGAAATATGTGATAAAAAGACCAACTATTAATATAGCTACACATTTGAGTATTATTTTGTTTTATATAAAATAAATGCATATCTAATAAACCAGCTAATATGCGATGAAAATTTGTGTTTTCATTTTTAACAGATAATGCGTAACCAATTTTATCCGATCCTAATAAATCAAGATATAATAGCTTTTTATTGATTTCAAATGGTAAAATATATGGTGTTATACCATCACAATACCGCATCTTATATATCATTTTCCCATTCATAATAAAAGGTATAAAACAAGACCTATGAATAGTTTCAAATATGTCATTTAAATCTCTGTATCGTTTTTTAACAACTTTTTTACATTTAATTACATCATAATAAGATATGTAAATTTTATTATTAAATTGTTTGCAAACGTCTTCTGGATTTTGAATACGACTGCGAATTTTATCAAAACATTTATTAAAAGCGTTTAAATTGTGATTTTCTTTAAATTGTTTTAATATTATATTATAAAGTTCGGGCATTAAATCCAAAGAATTTATTCTATATAACAAACTGCATACAGAGCTAATGCTACAACATGATATTTTATTTATTTTTATTCGTTTTTGATCTTCCATTTCTTTAAGAAAATATAAGGCACCAATTAAATAACTTCCATTAAATAGTCCTCCATCCATGATGACATTTATATCATCTGTTTTTGTTGAAGGTTGTAAATTAATTAATAGATTTTTTATGTATTTTTGTATAATTTTCATAATTATTTATTGTTGTATAGTTCTTATAAAAATTATACAACAAATTTATCAAAATAAAACGAATAAAAATGTAACGTAAAAATACTATATACACTATAATGACTTACACCTTTGGACATTTCAAATGCCGATTGTTTTCATTAAAATACATGGGTCATCATAATAATTTTTGAATGTTCAAGAAGTTTGTTATTTACTCTTTCTATATTATTTGTATCTGCTATAAATGATTGTTTATACTTGATAAAGTTTATAATTGCTTGATTTTTTTTCTTGCTCTTAGATATTTCATCAATTCCGGTAAAAAAACCTAATGGTTTAATAGTTTCACAATAAATAAAATCGCCAGACATAGGATAATATCCACACAAATCATCACTCAAATATGAAATAATGTGTGTTTTAAGCGTTGTTTTTCCAGTTCTACTTGGTCCAGCCAAAATAATCATTTTGTCGTTTGAAATACCATTTTTTATATTTTCTATATATTGAATTAAATATACATAATCTTCATTCGTTAAATATTGTTCCCAACTTGTAATGTCGTTTGATATCATATATAGTAATATTGTTGACTTGTGTTTATGTTGTTTCTTATTATAAAATGCGGTTTTTGAAATGAAAAATATGTAAAACCCTCATTTTATACAGCGTTCTCATTAAAAATGAAAAAAGTGTAATATAAAGTCTTAAAATATAAAAGACTTAAAAAATAAATATATATTAAATAAACTATAATTGATGTCATCGCATGCAAATGATTTGTGCGAATTTTATTGTTTATCTTATAAAAACGAAGAGAGAAAAAGTGCATTAGCAGAAAGATTTAATAAGTTAAATATAAATGTAACATTTTATGACGGGGTTGAATTTGACGATCCTAGAATAAGAATCCCAGCGGAAAAATGCGGATTTGACAAGAAGGTGTGGTCTTATACTTATGGGCATTTTGATATGATAAATAAATTTATAAATGAAACTGATAAAGAATATGGTATTTTTTGTGAAGATGATATATATCTTCATAAGAATTTAGCAAATGACATTCCTACACTTGTTGAGGATTTTAAAGAAATGGGATTAGATTTATTATTAATGGGTTATCTTACACTTTATAAAATAGAAGATTATTTTCACGGTTATCACATCAAACATCCGTTAATTGAAAAACAAAGATCGTATAAATATCATAATTATCCAGATGATTTGTGGGGAGCTCAAATGTACATGTTATCTCGTTCACATGCAAAAACATTATTAGAAAAATATTATAATGGTTATGCAGAAAATTCACTTAATTCAGAATTACAATTAACCCCATTTTGTTCAGATTGGGCAATAACAAAGGATGGTAATAGGGCATTAGTTTATCCGATGTATGCAGTAGAAGACGGAAAAACACATTATGAACATGGTGGACAAAATAATTTTCACAAGGACTGTAGTCGTATTAATTATGATCCTGAAAACTATATTTGAAACTTTAGTAGGGAACCTAGGTCATCAGAAATCTGAAGGATTCTCATGATATGTGGAGATATCTATGAAATATAATCTAATACGTATAAACTGTTGATTTAGCTTTATTAGAAGTTTCGTTTATTTTTGCCTCTTCTTTCAAATATTGTTCTTGGCTCGCTTGCATAGTGGCGAGATCCTTATCACATGGTCTGCTCATAATATTATATTGAGTTATTGAAATTAATAAAATTGCAGTATAAACATACCACAGAGCTTCACCTATATTATCTCTCGTTACAACCAAATCCAACAATTGTTGTTTCATCTCTGGAGCACCTGTTTGATATTGCTCCTTCATTAACGGAACTAACATCGTCCAATATTCCATAAAATTTGAAGGTACTATTTGGTTAATTAAAATAGACATGTTTCCGCTTAATTTAACAATTGCTTCAGCCGCACTCTTTAAACTATTCTTTTTAGCAGGATCTGTATCGGTAACCGCATTTATAGTTTGATTTAAATCGGTATTTACTAATAATTCAGACAATATATTATTTGCCGAGTTTGAAACCGCAAAATAACCAATTACATTTGAAAATGCTGATTTAAAACCAGGAAACATCATTAAACATACTATTACACCACCAAAAATGAATATCCATGGTATTAAAGTCATTAAAAATGCAGACCCTATATTTTGTAATATACTTCCACCGCATTTATTTACCATAACACTTGAATTAATTCCAATCTGTGTTAATATAATAAATAAGAAATATATTAATAATGCTGTATTATTACTACTGCTATAAGATGCATATTGTTCTCCAGTTGGATCATCAAATGCAGAAGCATCTAGTTTTGGCTTTAATGTTAAATAATATAGAACGGTTATTATTACAAATATTAATAAAGAAAAAAAAGAACTCTCCATATAGATATTGTGTATAATTTATTTTGTTATTATAACAGTAATTATTAGGCATTAACTATGAATTTTGATAATTTTACTAAACCTGCTTTAATTGAACCTGGAGTAAAATACTTTTTAAGCGAAACTTTAAAGCAATGTAGGATTTTTAAGAATTCTTACAATAATATGCTAATTAATATTTTTTTAGGAGTAAGTTTTTTATTCATTTTAGGCACAATACTATTTTTTAAATACAAGGGAAAAATATCGCCTGCAGAAAAAGAATTGAGGAATAGACAAAAACAACAATACATTTTATCAAAGATGCAAAATTTTCAAGAAGCTAAACAACGCGAAAGTCAACAACTTATAACAGGATTGCCTCACTGGGAAACAGAATATGATGTTATTCACAGAAAAATAAATAAATAAATATATATCTATACAGTATAGAAATGAAACAAGTACAAATGAAAAATGTAGAAGACGAAAAAAAAGATATAGAAAAACGAAAATTTATTGATGGATTAGATCAATATTTTAGATACAAAGACAAATATGAAAACCTCATTAAAAAGGAGAAAACTCAAATAATAAAAATGGTCGGTTTGAGTTGGAGAGAAAAACGTGTTGAATTCATGAAAATAAAACCGAAATGTGTTAACTGCAAAAGACCTGTAGGAAGTATTTTTTCAACTAAAGTTGAAGATGATGGGCGACATTTAATTGGTCTTTGTGGAGATAGACAAAACCCGTGTCCTTTTAATATAAACATTAACTTAGGTATTGTTGAAAATATAGAAGACAACCTATATAACGACGAAAATAATTTAAATGACTATAAAAAAGACGTTATTATTGATAAGAACGACCTGTTATTTGGATATATTACACCTGAAGAAGCTGTTGATAAATTTGATAAAATTAAGGAAAAAGTAACAGAATTTACTAAAGTATATGAATTCACTTTGCAAACCTATTTAAAGATTGTAGATAATGAAGAGAAAAAGGCTGAATTAAAAAATTTACAAATAGATTTTTACAATAATTTAGATAACTTTAATTCAATGGTTAATCAATTTAAAAATACGCAAAATACTCAACTAATAGTTGAAGCTATAGATTTATATGTAAATACTATGCATCCACGAGCAAATGAAATTATGAATAGAAAATATAATTACACAGGAGTTGAATATAACGAAGACAATAATACATTCCATTTAGTTCAGCTTCCTACAACATATGAAAATTTAGAATGGGATTTAACAGAAACCGGGCAAAAGATTGTATCTTTTAAAATTGGTATGGAAAATATGTCTATTAAGCAGAAACCTGTTAAAAATGTTGCATTCTCCGCGGCAATTCCAGATATTAAATCTAAAGTCCAAGAACAAGATCTTGAATCTATATCTCAACCTGGAAAATTTAAATTAAAACCTCAATTACGAATTCAAGAAGAAAATGATGAAGAATCTAGTGAATCTGATAATGAATCTGATACTGAATCTGATAATGAATCTGACGATTCTGAAGAATTAAAACCACTACCAAAAATAAAAATATATCCAAATTTACTTCCAGATGGTTCAATTTCTGCGTCAGAGGCTCACAGATTAAATTTAAAAATAGAAATAATCAAAGGTGAATTGATAGCAAAAAATGATAAAACCGGCGAAACATATAAAGTTACTGCTGGAAAATAAAATTTAATAAAATATAATATGATTATATTATAAATGATTACAAAATTCATTAGTATACCCGCGTTTATTATAAGTTTAGCAATTGGGTTGTTTTTTGTGTATATTTGGGGACCAGAATTGAAAACAATATATGTTTATCCTACACCTGAAAATGTTGGAAAGGTTCAGTATAAAGACAAAGCAGACAATTGTTTTGTTTATGAAGCGAATGAAATTGCATGCCCATCAGATTCTGCAAAAATAAGTACAATTCCTGTGCAGAACGGGAAAAGTGTTGACGAGTAATTTAGATTTAGATTACTAGATTAAGAATAATATTTGTTAAGTTACAATTAAAGAGACTATAATTTAAAATTAGCCATATAATATTACCTTTGTATATATAAAATGCATTTGAGTAAATTTTTTCATACAGAAAGTGGCAAATATCTCATGTCTATTATTTTAGGATTTGGATTGGCTACATTATTTAGAACTGTTTGTAAGGGTAAAAATTGTTTAATCATGACTGCTCCTCCATTAGATGAAATTCAAGATAAAGTGTTTAAACATCAAGGAAAATGCTATAAATTTACATCAGTAACAAAAAAATGCGATTTTAATATGAAAAATGTTCCGATGTAATATATTTGCGTAATTATTATAAATCATCATTCTTTATAATAATTATATGTCTTCTGATACAACAAGTATAATGGATTTGCCGACTGATCCAACTGGTGGTGGAAGCATCAGCGGTAATGTATCATTATCAGTTAATGAAAAAATTACATCAAATCAACATTCAAATGGTGGAGGAGGTCAAGGAATCGGAGGAGTTTCTTTAGATCAAACAACAATTAATCAGATTGTTTCTGGACTTCAACAAGCAAGCTCAACTGGTGTAACCCAATTACAATCTAGAGATATTCCTCGTAATACAGAAAATTTATCCCAAGACCCTCAAATACAACCAACTTATATACCACCTGCACAAAATAATGACTATATTTCCGAAGAAGAAGAAAACGAAGATATCATTCAAAATTATAATAAAACAGCGCAATATGGAGACAGTTTAGATCATTTATACGATGAAATTCAAGTTCCATTACTAATAGCAGTTTTATATTTTTTGTTTCAGCTTCCATTTTTTAAAAGATATATGTATAAATTTTTTCCAGCGTTATTCTCAAAAGATGGAAATATAAATTTATATGGGTTTGTTTTTACTAGCACTCTATTTGGTATGTTATATTATATTCTATCAAAATTATCCATGCATTTTAGTAGATTTTAATTATTGTGCATTTGGGTAAACCCCAAATGGTATTACAGTTTGTTCATTTTTATTTATACAACTGAATATTTTCTGAAATCTTTCAAATAATCTTTTATATCTTGTCGTCGGCTTAATAATTGCACCTGTTGTTATTGCCAATTTTATTCTATTTTCATCCACAATGACATTTGTTAAATTAGCATTTGTAAAATTTGTTGTGTTATCAATTTTTGAATTAGATAAATTTGCATTTGTCAAATTTGCCCCAATAAATTCTGTATTGTATAATGTTGCATTTTTCATATTTACACATTGTAAATCTGAATTACTGAAATTAACATATTTTAAATTGGCTGTACATAAATTAGATTTTACTAAATTTGAATTATTTATTACGGCTCCTTGTAAGTTTGAATCTGAAAAATTTGTGTTTTTTAAGTTTGAATTTGTCATTTTTGATCCACTCATGTCAGTTTTTGATAAATTCATATATGATAAATCAGAATTATGCAAATAATTAATATTTATTTTTTTATTTTTTATTCTTCTTCGTAAATTTCTTTTAGATAGATATGAACAAATAGATTTAATCATTTGTAGTTTAATGAATATGTATTTTAACAAATTATAATTTAATTTCAATTTTTACAAATAAATAACAAAATAACAAAATACATACATAATAAACAAAATAAAATATATTAAATATAATTTACATTATAACTTAATTCGTAATGACTAAATCAAAAATAACAAGAATATTAGATGAAATTAAATGTGATAAACGGTTTGAAAAATTTAGATTAACTAATATAATAGCGCATGTTGCAGTAGTTGTTTATAGAGGAAAAATTATAGCAAGTGCTGTAAATAGAATTGGATATAGAAGAGAAGATAGTCGCAGTTTTTATAATACATATTTGCATACTGATAAAAATATACACGCCGAAGAAAATGTTGTAAGAACTTTGGGAAATTATAATAAACTTAAGGATGCTGATATGTATATCATGCGATTTGGACGCGGACAAAACGACGGAAAATATGTAAATTCTAAACCATGCGCAAAATGTCAGTGTTTTTTAAATAAATGTATACGAGAATACAAACTAAAACGAGTGTTTTACACTTCTTAAAATAAGTAAAATCTAAAATATATTAAACCTATTATTATATTTAATATACTTTAAAATATGTCTGGTTTTGATTTGACCGATGTATTACAAAAAACATTTAACGATTCTATAAAAATTTCTTTATTTCAGAGAATGAAAACTGGAAATCAGTTATTTGATGCGATTTTATCAACCTTAGCATTTGTTGTGATAAGCTATATTGTAAAGGTATTGTACGAAAATCACTCATTTAATAAACCGTTTAACATAGATATTTATGATTTTATTAAATCTTTATTTTTAAAAAAATACTCAATAACATTTGAAGGTAAACGGTGTTCTTGTGTTGGTGCTTATAGTTATTACCCTGTTGTATCTTCTTGTTTTACAGATTCATTTAAAGCTTTATGGTCAGACATCCTTAATAGTATGGATAATAATGAAACTATTAACGAATTAAAAGAACTATACACGTCGTTGGATAAATTTAATGAAAAAAAGGACGATGATTGTGATATGTATATTGTATCTCAAAAAAAATCTTTTTTGTATAATAAAGATCTAAAAATTTACGCAATTGCGGATTTTTCAAGCGAAGATTCTGGAACAGGAGAAAAAGAGAAGTTAACTACAAAAACTGATAAAATAACACTAACTTTGTATTCATATCACACGAATGTAAATAAAATAAAAGAACACGTTAATTATTTAAAAGAAAAATATGTAAAGACAATTGAAAAAAGTCGCAACAGTCAAAAATTTGTATATACATTAGTAAAAACTAAATACGAAGATTTTAAATATGAATGTTGGAGTGAATATCCGTTTGATAGTACACGCACATTTTCTAATATGTTTTTTGAAAACCAGAAACAAATATTAGATAAAATACAATTCTTCATTAATAACAAAGAATGGTATTATAAAATGGGAATACCTTATTCACTTGGGATAGGGTTGCATGGTCCTCCAGGAACAGGTAAAACTTCTTTCTTTAAATGTCTAGCAAATATGACAGATCGTCATTTAGTTGTATTATCATTAAAATTAATTAAAACAAAACGTCAACTAGATGATTTCTTTTTTGAGGATAGATATAATTCTAATAACAAAAAGAACAGCGTTGGTTTTGATAAGAAAATTATTATTATTGAAGATATTGACTGTTTAGGTGAGATAGTTTGGAAGAGAGAAACAAAAAAAGAAAGTTTCGGAAAAAGAGTAAATTTAAATTCATTATCTCCATCATCATCTGTTAATGTAGCTGATGTAATCCAAACCTTTGTTGAAGCAAATGAAGACCAAAAAAAACTACTGAATAATGTTACAAAAACAACTGAAGAAGACCCAATCACATTAGATGACATTTTAAACTTATGGGATGGTCTTAAAGAGACACCTGGTAGAATTCTAGGAATAAGCAGTAATCATTATGATATGTTAGATCCTGCATTAATTAGACCAGGTCGTATAGATATTTCACTTAGATTGGATAATGTGTCTCATAATATAATTCGTGAAATGTATAAAAAATATTATAATTCAATAATTGATGAAACTCGCCTTAAAAAAATAAAAAATAACTTTTATTCTCCTGCTGAAATTATTAATTGTTATATTATGAATAAAGATTCTCCGAAAGAATTTATAAATAGGTTAATGAAAAATGAAAAAATATGAAAAAATTATAAAATATAATGTTTCATAGCTATGTTCACTGATAATAAGAAGCTGTATGGCCCCCCAAAAAATCACAAATTTAACACATCATAAGATGATTTATTCCTAAAAAGTAAATCTCATTCCACCTATGCTAATGAGATTTATAAGTTTTCTAAAAAGAAGGTTTGCACATTTTAAACGTGCAATGAGAGGTCTTAGAGAAGCAAAAGGGTATTGAAAACCTTCAGATTTCTTATCACATGGGTTCCCTAATAATATTTCATTTAACAAAAGTTAATAAAGTGAATAAGATAAATTATGTAATTATGTTATGCATTTACATTTTTGAATAATTATAACAAAATCATACCTCTTGTTAAAACATAGAGTGTCTTGATAAATAATATAGAACAAATAAGTAAGACAATATTCCTAAAACAATTGCTAAAATCCAAACAGGAAGAATTGTTTTATTGCGATATCCTATGCCAAAGTCTCTAATACTACCATCTTCTTTATATAAAAAACTAGGTTTACCAATTTGAATAGTAATAAAAACTGCTAAAAATAATAGAATACTTACAAGTGTTACATTTTTTGCTATATAGGATCTATAAATTGAATTCATATTGATTTATATAATATATAATAATTTAATATATTTTGTATTAAATTATTTTATTTAATAGTGCTTTTTTTTCAGCTAATATTCTTCAACAAAATACTCTTCTTCGCGTTCCACACCAAAATAGTCTTCTCCAGCATCATCACCGTTAAACCAACTAATATCATTTTCCTCTTTATCAATTTCTTCCGCGAGTTCGGCAGATTCAATATAATCTTCCAAAAATTGATCCAAATTTCCATCAGTAACTGTTTTATTTTTGCGCAAGTTTGTTTCTATTTCCGCTATTTTTTCCATATAATCTCGTTCTTCATCATATGTTTCTTTTACATATGTTGTTAGGCCTTTTTGTAAACCTTTATTCCAAACACCTAATTTATTCATTTTTAAAATAGTATCCGCGTTACGTTCTTCGTCTGTCATAGCTTGAAGTCTGTCAGTAAATGTATCTTTTTCTCTTTCTTTACTCTTAAAAACAGTTTCCATTATTTTACTATAGCTTAGATCTACTATATCTTTATGATTTGACATTATTGTAAGATATGCAATCATCAGTTTTGATATTTTAATTTTCATATCTTTAATATTTCCCAAAAGTTGTGCTGGATTAGTTTTAGAAGATAAAATAAGTTCATCTTCTTCCATATTTTCTACAGTTAATGAAACATTTATATCTTCAACATCATTTGGTGAAGATAATACAAGCATGTTTTTATCTTCTGAAAGTTGTTTATATGCTATTAAAGTTTGTAAGAAATAATTTTCAAATAACAATTCACTAGTTCTTTTATCAAAAACTGCATATGTTTTTGATCCGTTATATTCAATTTCCGTCATATATGGCGTATTTTGTGTCAAAATTAGAAGATTTTGAGTTATTTCAGGTATTTTTCTCAATATATTTGCAACAGTTTTATCATCATAAAATTGTCTAAGTGTCTTATAATATTCTCCAATAATATTTTTTATGTCAGAGTTGTGTTTTTGAGATAAATTCCAGTATTTTGGTACATTTACTGTATTTTGATAATCCACTTTGTTTATTATTGTTTCTGGTAATACTTGTAAAAACTGATGAATATAATTTTTAATAAATTGAATGTTATTATACATACTTTCATCTGATATAGAGCGCGTTTGGGCATCTTCAGAGCATTCACCCCATTTCATAAAAGTATTTAATAAAACCTTAACATCGCGTAACTTATTTTTAGTTGATCCACTATTTTTAACTATAAAGTCGTATATATCTGTTCGCATTTCCGTGTTTACACGAGCTAAATAATTTTTAAGAGAACGCATTTCAACTGTATCTTCAATAACTGCTATATCAAAAGTGTCTAATGCACCATCAATCTTATTTCTTAGTTCTTTTGGGACAAATTCGGAATCACCATTTTTCTCCATTTCTTCAATTAAATTGCGCATTTTTTGTATTTGCGTAATTACTGGCGCATCTATATTTATATTAACTATATTTTTTGAATCAACATATTTTAATAACCGCAATAATGAGTCATTATTATAATTTTTTCCTTCATGTTTTAATTTTCTAATTTTTTCACTTATTGAATCGGATTTTGAGATTTGTTCTGATTTTCCACCGCAAATTGCATCTAACTCTGGACTGATTGGTACAATTGAATTAAACTTACAAAAGACAATAAATGCCCTATAAATTGTTTCGTCGTTAAATTGTTCATTTAATGGTGCATAGACATTTTTAGTATTTTCTCTACAAAAAAATCTAGGTGCCTTTGTAACTGCATCAATATCTTCAATTATGTTTGTTAAATCGTTAACTATTTTGTTGTAGACCAAAATTTCTGGCTCTTCTTCAATAAAATATTTTAACGTGTTAATTTTTCCATGTTCATTACAACAAGCATTTTCTATGAAAGGTTCTTTTGCAGAGTTTGTCAATAATAAAGCCCTTTTATTAACAGTTTTTTGTATTAATTCTTGAATTGCTAGAGAGAAAAAAATAATTTTAGATTTAATAACAAGTATTTTTTCTCTTTGACAAGTTGCACCTGTTCTGAAATTGCGAAGACAATCTTTTTTGAATTCTTCAGATATATTTGAAATTGGCTTTAGTTTGAATTTAACTAATGGTGGCAAGAATTGAGTCCATTTATCTAAAGAGTATTCTTCCGGAATATTATCCTCAGGGTTAGTCAATAAAAATTCCAATTTATTTTTTGTTTTTTCTATTACATCCTGGTTATTTATATAATAATTATCAATAAATGCTTTTATTTTTTCAGATATAGTACTTTCTTTTGTCTTCATTAATGCAGACCAAGGATGAGAAGCATTTCGCAGATTATATGCAACACAAGATAAATATTGTAATGAAGCTAAATCTCCGGAACCTTCAAAAGGATATCCATTAAAGGAACGAACGCATCCTGGAAATGTTTTACGAGTTTTAATTGACGGAATTGCTGTTTGTGTTCCTATTAAATATGCACCCAAAGTGAGATATAATATTGTGCTGTTATAAACTGATATATATGGTGGAAGTTTTTTACCTTTTTTGGCGGCTTCTTCAACCATATTTTTATGATATTCTTCTGAAACCAACGCACCTCCTTGCATCGTATCAAATGCAAGTTTAATTATGAATTCTTTTTGATCTTCTATAAAAACCCCCATATTTTCAGCAAGAGAATTTATAATATTTGACATAATTTTTGTTTCAGGGGTTGTGTATTTTTTAATAACTCGTTTTCCAGATGCACTTAATATAGAATCGCCTAAGTCTTGCTCAATTAATTCGCGAGTTTTTACTTTATAACCGTTTTCATAACCCTCGTCAATATCAAAATCAGTTGCACGAATAACATATCCACTATATTTATCAACCCATGACTCACCGTCGTCGCTTTTCTTTCCACAATCTTTAATAATTATATCAATAACTTTTAAATAATCATCAGGGCGCTCTACCCAACATACAGCTAATGTATATAAAAAAGATGGAAGTAATTTAACACCGGTTTTTATACAATATCTCCAATGAGAGCCTTCTGGCGTTGAATTTTCTTCAACTGATGCTTCTCTAGTAAAACGAATTGCAAATCTAATGATGTAGTTTTGTCTTTTAGAAAGATTTGATTGACTTAATATAATATCTCTGAGTTTAACGTATGGGGAAGTTATAGTATCTTTGTCAAAATCTTCGTTGTTAATACCGATTTTAAATTGTTGCAAATTATATTTCAGACGTTGTTTGTCATTAATATTGTGGAGTTTTTCTATAATACTTAAATCGTAATTATAAGTTTCATTTAAAAATTTCATCAGCTTATCTTTTGACATTTCATATTTTTTATCAAATTGGCCTATAATTTCTTTCAAAGCATTTTCAGTAACATGTCTCTTATTTAAATCTTGCGATTCGCAAATAGCTTTATATTTTTTATCAACTTCCATGCAATCTTTTTGGAAATCGCACAATAAAGATTGGTTTGACGTAACAAATTTTTCATCAATTGTTTTATCAGGATTCCATCTATTATTTGATCTTTTGAAATAAAGCATCTTATCTTGCGCCAAATCATACATAATTGCAAAATTACCATCAGTTACTCGTTTCATACCAGTTATTAAAGTTTCAGCCATATATGGTGCATCTTCAGGTTTAATTTTATTTTTACTAATTAATTTTTGAATTAAAAATTCGTGAAATTTATCAGGTTCCATTGATATTTGCTCTTTTTGATAATCATCCAAAATACCATACATAGTATCATCATATTTTTTATCAAAGTATGTTAGTTTATCATTATCTAAAGCAATTTCTTCTAGAGATTTATATTGTTTTGAAATTATTATATTTTTACATTTATTATTCTTTTCTTCATCTTCTATTTCATCTTCTAATTTATTTTTTTCCTTCTCAATATTTTCAATAATTGAACTTATATTTTCTGGCATCATAGTTCCAATATTCTCCAAAGCAAGGGCGTTGTTATATATATTTGAATAATCTGTACTTAACATTTTCCAAAGCAATTCTGAGTTAGTTAATTTTGAATCATTTGATTCATATTCATAACTTTGAAAAACTTCATTATGTGTTTGCCTATTTGCCAATAATGATGATATTCTTGCATCATTTGGTTTAACTCCAACACTTATAGCTTTTTTCTTGTATTCTGAAAATTGTTTTTCCTTTTCTTTGAACCCCTTATAGTAATTAGAAATCTTTTCTTGTAAAAATAGGTTAATATCTTTATATTGCATAAAAGTGAGATCATCTGAATAAACCATAAATGGTTCTAAATAGCCAACAATATCATGAAGTGATAGTTTTCCATGAATATATTTTTTCATAAGATTAAATAAAACTCTGGTCTTTGGAACAACCTTTTGCAAAAATTTTTTATATATTTCATAATTTGACATATTATCCATATTATCATTTTTTATGAGAATGTAATTTTTAATATTATTAACAAAATTTCTATCAGAGACATCACTTGAATCAGTTATACCAGTATTTTCTTCTATATCGTCAATAATAATATTATTAATATTTGTTTTATCATTCAACAATTGCCAATAATTAATAAATGTGTTGTTTAAATTTGCCTTTTCATAAATGTTAGTTGCTGGTAAATTAATATGAGAGAAACGAACAACTTCTTCAGGAAGAGTAACGATTGATTTTAACTCAAGATTATCTGGTTGGGTTACATTAACGCGATGCGCTATCATTTTTTTACCAGTTATTTGGGTTGCATCTAATCTTGAAACCCCTAAGTTATATCTCTGTATAACAAATTTTCTACTTTTAACAACGTCATTTTCAACTATTGAAGATCCAAACTCACTTAAATTGTCAATAATAGCATTTAAATCATTTGCAATTGAAATACTGTTTATAACATCAAATGTTATTTCTGGATTTGTTTCAGTGAATGGAGTTAAATATGGATTTAATTCGGATAATAAATTAAAATATTTATTTTGTTCAGATGATGTATCGTTTGACTTATACCGATCAAAAGCGTTTTTAATTTCTGTTATATCATCATCAATTGAAATTGGTACAATATCCGTAATTTCTTCCGAGTTGTCCTTTGAACTAATGTTGTAAACTTTTTTAATATTTTTTGCAACAGGTAATAGCCAATATAAAATGTTTTTAAATGTTAGTAAATTAGTAGCAAGAGGTTTCCAATTTACAGTTTTCACTATAGGACTTATTACATTTCCATTTTCATCTAAGTTAGAAAACTCCAACCTGAGTTGTTTAAAACGTTCAATTATAGTGTGAATATTATTCAATACAGAACTTGTTCGCTGAGAATGTGGTATATTTGATAACATTTCATTCAATAAATCGTCTGTTTGAGAAGAAATATTGTATCTTTGGTGTGATTCTTCAACGTCAATAAGTTGTGTAATTGCATCTAATTCATGACCTATTTTAATTTCGTCTGCGCGAACAAAAAATTCGCGAATTGTGTCTTTAATTTCTTTTGTAGGCAAGTTATAAACAGTTTCTTTATTTTCTTTTTCAGTCTCTTCATTAAAATCTGGAATATTATCAGTTGATTCAATTGAATTAACAATTTCTTCTTTTTCTTCTTTTTCCTGTTGTTCATCATACATTCTTTTCTTTTCTGGCTTCTCTCTTATCGTTATTGTTTCAATAGGCAAATTTTCGGGAATCCCTTTATAACCAAAATTTATATAAATAATATCATCATCTGGGTAGGTTTTAATTTCAATCATGTCTTCTTCTAAGTTAGTAATTTCTCCAGTAATAATAACCGGGGTTTCTCCCCCAAATAGAATATCAACCCAAGTCCCAGAAAATAAATTATTTTGACGAGCATAACCATTTTTTTCATTTCTATCAATAAGAGCAACTGAAGTAATAGATCCGTCACCCAAAATACCGTCTGCATTTATTTTTAATTTTAAACTAGTCAAGCTATCTACATCTATTAGTTTAATTAAATGTTTGTCAATATATTCTATAATAAATGTATTGTTATCTAAGATTTTATTTGTAGGTGCTTCAATACGTATAACATCAGATAACTGAAGATCAACTGATTGTTTTTCTGAAGTGGTGTTTTCTGGTTTTTTATTTATGGAATCTTCTTTTTCATCTACAATTTGCGATGATGACATATTGTTCCTATATTTATGATAGAAATTTTTATCATTATACCAACCGAAATGAAAACATAATAATATTAGTTTAAAGAGAAAATGAAATTATTATGCATATTGCATAATGACAACATATCCTGCAACAAGCGTTTATAAGTTAAGTGAAATTGCTGGATTTAAAAACATGATACTAAATGAATCAACCGCCGAATTACAGAATACTTATGATAATTTTAACTATAAATCAACTACATATATTAGTAAAAATAATAATAAATATAGAATAGTTCGTTACGATAAAGAATTTCTTTCATTAGATTTAATTTCTTCGGTTGGTCTTTTACGATCGGTCATAATTGACTCTGCAAATCATGTGGTTAGTTTTGCTCCACCTAAATCTTTCCCATATGAATCATTTATTAAAAAATACCCTGAAAACACTGAGGATATTGTTGCCGAGGAATTTGTTGAAGGAACAATGATAAATGTATTTTGGGATAAAACTTCTGGATTATCAGGATCTTGGGAATTTGCAACCCGAAATACGGTTGGAGGTGAAGTAAAATTTTATAAATCTGAAAATGCGAAGACGTTTCGTGATATGTTTTTAGAAGCGGTTCAAAATAGTTATTTAGATTTTAATATGTTAAATCCTGCTTATTGTTATAGTTTTGTATTACAACATCCAGATAATAGGATTGTTGTACCATTTAAAAAAACTCAATTATATTTGGTTGAAGTTTATGAAATTATTAATACTGGAAATGGAACTGTAAATGTATTTTTTCGTGATTTGAGTATTGTCAAAATGGGAGGTGTATGGAATTCGGTGAATATAAAATTCCCAGAGGTTTATGATTGTTGGTCTTCATATGACGATTTGAAGAATAAATATGCCAGTATGAATTCATTATATAGTATTTTGGGTGTTGTAATTAAAAATAAGAAGACTTTAGAAAGATGTAAAATAAGAAATCCAGTTTATGAATACGTTAGACACTTACGAGGAAATCAACCAAAGCTCCAATACCAGTATTTGGCTCTAAGAAAAAATGGAAAGGTGGGAGATTTTTTGAATTATTATCCTGAAAATAAAAGGGATTTTTCATATTTTAGGGACAATCTACACGATTTTACAATAACACTTTATCAGAATTATATTAGTTGTTATATAAAAAAAGAAAAAACCTTGAAAGATTTTCCAGATCATTTTAGAACGCATATGTTTCAGTTACATCAAAAATTTATTAATGACTTAAAACCGAATAATGATTATGTAAATAATAGTGTAGTCATTAAATACGTTAATAGTTTACATCCATCATTACAGATGTATTCTTTAAATGCGGCATTAAGAAAAAGACATATTGATATTATAAAAGCTTATTCTAATATGCATTAAAATTTATTTTGTATTTTCTTATAAACAGCGATTGCGTCTAAAATACATTCTTTTAGATTTTGTTTAATAGCCATTTTTTCTAACTCTTCCTTAAAAGAAACTCTAATAATGCTATCTGTATCATGTGGATGCATTTTTTTAAAACCACAATATGATAGTATTTTTGTTCCTTCATAAAATTTAGAATATAGAAAATATTCAACGACTTTTCCAATAGTATAATCTTCATTTTCAAGAATAATATCATACGAATTTTTAATAGTATTATCAGAAGGAATTATTTTAAGTTCATCTGTATCAATTGCTAAATTTAATGCATCTAATTTCTCAATTAGAATATCGCAAGATTTGCGAATAAGTTCTTGATTACTAAACACTCCTACGGTTTGTATCATAAAATCAAAACTATCTCTTTTTACAACGCGTTGTCCGTCAAGCAATTTCCAGTTTTTTGTTTCAAAAATAATTTCATCTTTGGTTAGACCAACATCCCTCCATTCTTGGGATTTTTTAATAAGTTCCTTTTCAATCGCTTCATCGTCTTGCGTAAATCCATAAGAACACGTTGAAACAACATTAAACATACCATCTTCTTTTGCAGTTGCTATTGAAAATTCGCATGTCATATGCAATTTTTCTCCTGGTATCTCATCTGAAATTTTTGGTCTAAGTCTTACAAAATCAATATAATAACCTGTTAAATTATTTGGAGGAAATATTTTTTTTTGGTCTGCTTCAGTTAAGTATTGATTTGTTGTAAGATTTTTAATTTTGAAGTGTTCTGTAGTTACAAATAAAATAGTGTCAGTTAAGTTTTCAACATTAATTTCCATTATATAATTTTCAAGAGGCATTTTAAGGTCAGATATATGAATAGGTATGCAACTTAAACGTTGTTTTATAATTTCATTATTTAATCTCGTCGTATTTACAATAATATTGCATTTGTTATCTTCATGTGGAGATGTTTTAAATACAACGCTATGAATGTCTGACAATAAAGTTCTACGAAGCCCATTTGCTAAGCTAACATTAACATTTGTTAAAGTGAACGAAAGTGTATCACCGTCTTCTGATAATTTTTCAATATGTGGGTTCATTATATCTATATTAGAAAAATATTATTTAATACATTTAATCAATTTTTTTATAAATGAGTTAAAATAATCTTTCAATAACCTTAATATATATTAATGAGTTCAATACTCTATTATAGCAATTTTTGTGAACATTCAAAAAAACTTTTGCAAACCCTATCAAAAAGCCAAGTAGCAAAGGATTTACATTTTATATGCATTGATAAAAGAATTAAGGGTCCGGATAATAAAATTTATATAGTTTTAGAAAATGAACAAAAAATAGTAATGCCAGAAAATGTTACAAAAGTTCCAGCACTATTGTTGTTAAATAATAATTATAAAGTTTTATATGGGGACTCAATTTACAATCATTTAAAGCCAAAACAAGAGGTAATAACCCGACAATCAACAAATAATAACATGGAACCGATGGCGTTTTCTTTAGGAGGAGGATATGTTGTATCAGATCAATTCAGTTTTTTGGATATGGATTCTGAAGAATTAAATACAAAAGGAAATGGAGGAATGAGACAAATGCATAATTATGTACCATTAAATTATAGTGATACAATAAGCACGCCTACAGACGAACATGACTATAAAAAAGGAAGAAGTGATGGACAAGAAATGACTGTTGAAAAGTTACAACAAATGAGAGATCAAGAATTGTCAAGTTTGTCATCAAAAAAATAATATAGTTGTAGATATAGAGAACCCAGATCATCAGAAATCCGAAGGATTTCCAGACCCTTTTGCTTCGCTAAGAGTCCTCCTTAAAACCTTCTTTTTAGCAAACTTATAAATCTCATTCCACATATGCTAATGAGAAATATTCTTTAGGAATAAATCATCTTACGATGCGTTAAAATTGAGATTTTTGGGGTATCGGTGGATATAGTTATTATTAATAAAATATATAAAAGTTTATATATAATATTATTATTACTATATTATAGGATGAGTAGAACATATGTTCAGAATTTTAATTGGGTTGAAGTGGTTGCATCATTTTATGCAGACGTGATTAATTTAACTTTAAATGTAGAAGCGTTAATACGAGTTGTATTATATGATGACAAAGATAGAGTTATAAAAACAGTATTTGTAGAATTAACTGGAGAAGACTATAAAAAATGGGCAACTGACGATTCATTTATAATTTCTTACATATGCACAAAATATGGTTTTAAATTATTGAATCATGAAGAATCCAAAAATGAAAAATCATTAACGATAGAAAATGATTCTTCTGTTAACAATATACAAACAAATGTAGAAACAAATGCAGAAACAATTGTAGAAACAAATGCAGAAGTTAATAATGATTCTTTTGTTGAAAATCAACAAGAAAATATTTAGATATTCAGAAATTATAATAATTATGTAATGCAATATTACAGTAATAATATATAATTATATTGTTGTACTATAATATAATTATAATATATAAATGGTATTAAAATGGAATTTTAACGGTGAATATCAAGTACAAACTGAAATAAAAATAGCGACCTCATTTAAATTAGAAGTTGTTAATTTAGAACTATTTAACAAACTGGATTTACGTGTATTATTAATGGATGCAAATAATAATGTAATTAAATGTGACAATATTACATTATCTGGAGATGATTATAAAAATTGGGCAGAATATAAGGATGGGAATAGAGACGAATATCTAGTTAAATATGCATCATCATTTTATAATATTGATTATGAATCTATGTATCCAGAAATAGTATAAAAGAATAAATTTAATAAACAAAATATAGACTACAAAAACAGTTTTCAAAAAATAACTTAAAAACTAAAAAATAGTTATTATAAATATAGATAAATGACGTCGCAATTATTAACTGCATTTAATGATCATTTTATGGAATTTGTAAATGATATCATAAATGTATTTCCAAATGATCCTGATATTTTAAGCGCAAAAAATTCATTTGTATTAATTAGAAAAGCTAATCCAAAAATGATAATAAAGATTTGGCAGAGTTATGTCGTGGAAAAATATAAAACAGTTATTGATGAAGGTGATATTAGTTTTTTTATTAATAAAGATTACAGCGACGATTTAACAAACACAGATAATTCAGAAAAAATTACAGAAGCTATTGACAGATTAAGAAATCCAGTTAAACTTATGACTGGTGATGATCAACAAAAGGTCATGAAATATATGCAAAATTTAAAGAAACTTTCAACGCTTTACCATAATTTAAGTTAAAGTTCCTGTTGAAAAAATAAAGTTTATATTCTTTTATTTTAGTTTGATTTAAAAATAATAATTTATATCAAACATATAATTAATGAACGACGCGCAACAAGAAGTTCCAGAAGAGTTTGTTAAAATCATGAAAGATTTTGTATCAGACATTATAACAACGTTTCCGGAATATAATTCTATCATTAACAAATGGTGGTCTTCAAAAACATTTTGTGAAATAGAAGATGAAGAAGAACGAAATGTAGCAATTTTAAAAGATTCACAAGAAAAAATGAAAACATTATTTGATTATTGCATAAGTGTATATCCTGAGAGATTTTTTGACATTTTATATCAAAAAACAGAGATCTTTTATAAAGAATCTTCTGCTAATACAGATTTTTTGCCCGGTATAAGTTTTAAATACTTATGGCAGTGTGATATTAGTGATAAAACAAGAGAGACAATCTGGAAATATTTGCAAATGGTTTTAATTTGCGTTATTGGAAGTGTAAACAATAAAGAAGCTTTTGGTGATACATCAAAATTATTTGAAGCCATAAATGAGGATGAGTTTAAAAGTAAATTAGAAGAAACTTTGGAGGGAATGCAAGGAATTTTTGAAAACATGAATAAAACAGAAAATGAAAGTGGGAATACAACCAGAGAAAATAATTCAACACCTTTTGGAATGAATATGCCATCTGCTGAAGAAATTCATGGACATATTAATGGTATGTTGGGTGGAAAATTAGGAGATTTGGCTAGAGAAATTGCAGAGGAGCAAACAAGAAATTTGGACATTGACATGGAGGGCGTAACTGATGCGAAGGACGTTTTTCAAAAATTATTTAAAAATCCAGGTAAACTTATGAATATGGTTAAAAGTGTTAGTGAGAAATTAGATTCAAAAATGCGCTCTGGTGAGTTAAATAAAAATGAACTTATGACAGAAGCAAGTGAAATGTTGAGTAAAATGAAAAATATGCCAGGAATGCCAGATATTCAAGAGATGCTTAGTAAAATGGGCATGGGTGGTGCTGGTGGAGGTATGCCAGATTTATCAGACTTGGCAGGTCTTGCAGGATTAGCTGGTTTAGGGCGTAACACAAAAATAAACACAAATGCTATGCAACAAAAAATGGACAGATTGTCAAAACAGGAAGCTATGAAGGAGAGAATGAGAAAAAATATGGAGGCAAAACAAATTGCAAAATTAGCTGCTGCATCTGCATCAATAAGAGAAAACCAAACTCAACAATCGCCCGTGATTACTGATGAAGAGCTTTTTGCCATTTTTTCAACTGGAGAAAAAGTAGAGAGAACCCCCCGTGGAGCAAAACCAGATTCAGAATCTGGTGGGAAAAAGAAAAAGAAGAAAGTTAATAAATAAAATACCCAAAAGAATGTATTATTTATTATTTTGTTTGTTTTTTGTTTTTATTTGTTTTTATTTGTTTTTATTTGTTTTTTTTTGTGAAAATATTATGAAGAAGTAAATAAAGTAATACAAATAATGCTACAAACCCTTCTATAAAATTTTGAAGAATATTCATGCGAATGAAGTAAATATCGTTTCCAGTTGGATCTAATGTTTCTACATAATAAAAACGTATAGCTGTTAATATTCTTCCAATAAAAAATATGAATAGTGGTATTATAAAATAAATATTACAGTTTGATAATATTATAGAAAATAGAAATAAGTATAATAGCCCTTTTGAAATGGGTCCTAAACCTTTAAAATCCGGGCTTCCGTGACCATCTTGGAATATTCCTGTGTAATATTCACCTCGATCAATTTTAATTTTTTTTAATTCGTCTTTATTTTTTGTAATTGTAGCATTTAAATCACTCATATAATATATACTATATTAATATTTAAAATCTTCAAGGGTGTAAATAAATTCTAAGTAATGATGAAAAACGAAAGTAAAGTATTATTTCTTATTTATGCTAGAGAGTAATATATAAATAATTGCTATAAAAGATAAAAATGCACCAATCATGTTATCATGAACAGTTGATACTAGAAATTTATGATCATCGCCACCAGGACTTAATGTATTAATGTAATGAAAACGAATGCCATTTAATACGCACCCTAATAAATAAATCATTAATGCGTAAATAGTATATTTATAATTTTTATAAATTGCATAATATACAACTATTATTAAAAAAAAATATTTTGATATTACTGGTATGTGTCCGAAATCAGGATTTCCTCTTGATGTAGCAAATGGGCCAGTATAAAAGGTTCCATGGGAAATTTTATATTGTTTTAATTTTTCCAAATCATTTATAGATTCTCCATAAATTAAAGCTTCGCCCTCAGTTTTATTATTATTTAAATTCATATATATATATATATATATATTGCAAATAATATAATTATTACATAAAAATTATATTATTGTTAAAAATAAATTATTGTGCGTTTTCTCTTAAACTGTGGATTTATTATATAGAACAAAAAAATGAAAAATGAAATGATTTATTAAATTTATGCACTAAATAGAAAATGGTAATGCAATTAAGAAATGTAAAATGTACAAAACAATATTTTACAAAAAAACAAATAATAAATAAAATTGAAGAAATACATATACCTTGTGTTAGAGATTTATTGAGTATTGCTAATAATAATTGTATACTAAAAACAGCAAAGGTAAAAGCTATATGCGATGTTTATAACTATATCTATTATATATTTAGAGATTTATATGAATGCAAAGACCATCACAAATATAATGAACTTATAAAAACGATATAAAAAAAATTCCTGAACTTACACAAGAATGTATAGATTGTATATATGTTATAAAATCCAGAATCTGGTACAAACGTAATGTAACACGTCAAGATAAAGCATTAGAATATGAGGAAATAGAATGTTATTTGAATTGTATTCGGCAAATGGAGAAAGTTCAAATAATTGCAAATGAATTAAATAATCTCTACTTGAAAAATCTAAAATAATTTTAGTGTGGTGTTTGTATTATTCTATATTTTTTTAATCCATAAGTGTAATAACATATATAATCCCACAAAAAAATAAATCCCACCTTCAACTGATTCTTCAATTACATTCATATCTATAAAATACTCGTCTGTTCCATTTTTTATTAATGTGTTTACATAATAAAAACGAATTGCGTTCATCATTTTACCTATAGCTCCTAAAATCAAAATATAACCAGAATAAAAAATGTTTTTTGATAAAATTATAAATAAAACATACAGATAAAATAATCCTTTTAATAAAGGACCAAATCCTTTAAAATCTGGATTTCCGTCTTTATCTGAAAACCATCCAGTATATACTTTTCTGTTCTCTTTTGTAAGAACATCTCTAACGTTAACCATTTATATAATATTTTATTAAAAATATTTTTAATAAAAAATATTTTTTATTTTTATGTATTTTTATTTTTATTTTTTCATAATTAAAACATAGAATAACGCAACAACGCACATAGCAACATTAAAAGCATTTTGTGCTATGATGTAATGCAAAAAATCTGAATCAGATTGTCCTTCACTAAAAGGGTTTACGTAATAAAAGCGTATACCATTAATTAGTGACCCCAAAGCAAAAAACAAAATGAAGTATGTAGCATATTTATATTTTTGGGTTAATAATAAATATAAACCAAATAATGGAACTATTTCTTCTAAAATATATCCGTAGAATTTGACATTTGGGTTTCCGCGACCATCATTAAATATACCTTTGTAGACCTTTCTGTTTTCTTTTGAAATAAGTACTTCAGCTGTATCAGTAGCTTGATAATAAGGATCGTTGTTCATTATATAATATTATAATAAATAAATTTTATTTAGCCCTCTAAAAAGAATTAAATATAAATAAAAATTAAGTAAACCTATATATATAATGACAACGACATTTTGGTCAAATGAACCAACTATTTTATTCAATAAAGATTATATTCTACAATTGTGGCCGTCTTCAAATATGACTTATGAAGAGAAACTTAACGCAATTACAAGGCTGGTAGTTTTAATGACGATTTTAGGATATATTTTTACTATGTCAAATAATTTAATTTTAGTAGGATTTTCTACACTAGTTATAATTTTTGTATTATATAAAACGCGAAAACAAAAGATCACAAAAGACGTGTTGAATGAAAATTATAAAGAAGGGTTTAGTGGAATTGATATTAAAAATCAAGAAGAAACCATTATTACCCCAGATACTTTGAAAACTTATTTAAAAACTGATTTTATGCCAGTTAATAAAAAAAATCCATTAGGTAACGTTTTGCTTACAGAAATTGGAGACAATCCTAATAGAAAACCTGCACCACCTTCTTTTAATACGGAAGTTTATGAAGATATTAATACATCTACCAAAAAAATGGTTCAGAGCCTAAATTCTGGAATAAAAAATACAAATAAGCAACTATATGGAGATTTAGGAGAACAGTTTAAATTTGATCAATCTCAATGGTCATTTTATTCTACACCAAATACAAAAATACCAAATGACCAAGGAGCATTTGCTAATTATTTATATGGTGATATGCCAAGTTGTCGCGATGGTGATTCTTTTGCTTGCATACAAGATAATATTAGATACAATTTGTATTAATTTAAATAATAAATATAAAAAAATAAACAGAAAATAATTATAATACTTTTCTTTAGTAAAAAAATAAAAGTATTATATATAAATGGCTTTTGTCACAGATTATACTTTTGATAACATGAGTAGAATTGGTAATGATACTTGTTTCCAAGACCAAGAAACACTTCAAAACATCAGTTCATGTAATTATTTATTACAAAATTATTTTGCAAATGACTGTACTATGAAAAAACCAATTGCTTTAGCCACGTCCCAACCTTGTGTCTTTTATAATGGTCCTAGCAGTGTTGGTTCTGGAGGCTGTGTTGTTGATGATAGTTCTAAATTATTATTAGGAGGGATACAAACTCATCCTAAATGCAGAATTGATTTATTTCAGCGCCCGTTTGCAACTGTTCCTTATTTAGGGCGCGGATCTGTTGATCCTATTTTGGAATCACAAATTCAACAAGGAGAACTTCTTACAAATAAACGAAGTGTCAATAAACTTGCTGAGAAAAGTTACATCAAATATCAAAATACGCCTTTATTACAAGATGTTAAAGATAGAATAACAAATCCTGCTTATTGTGTGGAGGGTGTGGCTTCTGAAGGATGGATACGTGGAGGTGTTCCTTCTCGTGAATTAACAAGAGATCGTGATTATTATGCAGCTCATACATCCAATCAATCTATTTAAAAATATCAATCAAGATTTGAAACTAGATATTCAAGGATGTAAAAACTATATAAAGGTGATAGTAATATTATTATTATATGTATAATTCAAAATTAATTTGTACATATAGTTATTATGATGCTTATTTGAGGAGTTGTTATCATTCTAATGAAAAATATGATTTGACTGATGTGCAAGATTTTGAGGATTTAACTGAAATTATCTATAAGACAGAGTTGTTAAATGCATTTTGTGTTTCTTCCAAAGATGATGAATTAAATACAATTGATTTTAGTATTATAAATAATAAATTAATGGAATTGTACTCACAAATGAAAAGAAACGAAAAAATTTTTAATTGTATTGAAAAAACTATGAAAAAACACTTTTGTGAAGATTTAGAATCAGGGTTTATTGTACTATTTTCTTATGATTATTTTTTTTTGACGCATAAATGCGTATGTGATTTCTTAAATATTTCCGATGTTTCAGATAGTAACATAAGCAATTTGAAACATGCACTTGAGAAAACAGACAAATAACAAATAACAAATTAGATCATTTTAGTAAATTAATCTATGATGCAATATATATAAAGATACTATGGCATCTACGAGAAATATAAATACACCTGGAAATTACAATTTAGAGCAACGACAATACATACATAGTCAAACATACACTTTGTACCCAAATTCACAATATGGTGCAGCATATGATACTAAAATGCCAGGAAATGGTGTAAATCCAGGACAAATTCCATGGAATCAATTGTCAAATAATGCGCCTGATATTGAGTCTTTTTTATTTGGTATTAATTCAACAAATTTAGTAAACCCGTCTGGACCATTACATCCTGAATTGAAGTCATTAGGAACTGCAACTTTTTTTGAAAAAACACCAACTATAATGCCTGAACCTTTAGCAGTTGAAAAAAAACAAAGACCGTTTCCTGCTCCTTAAATAATTTAGAATGAATTAATGAATTTATTTTATTAATTTTCATAGTAATATTATTTTTTAAAATATGTTTCTTTTTTATATGAGTAACATAAATTCAAATAATATTACTAGTAACAATATTACAACAAGAAATTTAAATGTTACGAATATAAATGGTGTGCCTATAGCAAAAATTATTGGAGGTTATTATCCTTGTCCATCTTGTAGTGATGGTAATTGCGATCCAGATGTTGGTTGTGGAGAATGTGGTGGTTGTTCTGATTTTGTTCTAGATGATTGTGATTGCTATATAGCACCAAGTGCTGGCGGGGGAGTTGGACCTACTGGACCAACAGGTCAACCCGGGTCATCAATAAATACAGGAGCAACCGGGTGTATGGGTATTACTGGATATACAGGACCAACTGGTAAATCCGGTGAATCTACAAATACTGGTGCTACTGGAGCAACCGGACCAACTGGTATAAACGGAGAAACAGGAGCAACAGGAGCAACTGGAGCAACTGGACCAACTGGTGCAACAGGATATACTGGTGCAACAGGTCCTGCTAGTGATACCGGACCAACTGGTGCTACGGGAGCTACAGGAGCAACTGGTGCTACGGGTGCAACTGGTCCAACGAGTGCAACCGGAGCTACAGGTTCAACTGGTCCAGCCGGACCAACTCCAGTTGCAAGTTATTGGGGAGATTATTTATATTGGGATACATATAATTATCCTAATCCTAGATGGGCTGTAGGAGACCCTAATATTACACTTGGTCGTAATGCAGGGCAAACAAATCAGGGCACTAATGCCGTTGCACTAGGATATTATGCAGGAAATTATTTTCAAGGAACAAATGCAGTTGCAGTTGGACCAGCTGCTGGGCAAAATACCCAAGGTTCTTTTGCAATTGCAATTGGAAATTCAGCTGGATCAAGTACACAGGGTCAATTTTCTATAGCTATTGGTAATGCAGCAGGAGATGTCGTTCAAGGAATTAACGCTATAGCAATTGGACAGTCTGCTGGGCAAAATACTCAAGCAAACTCTGCAATTGCAATTGGCTATTTGGCAGGACAGAACACTCAGAACCAAGAAGCTGTTGCTGTAGGTTATAATTCTGGGAATATAAATCAAGGGCAATATTCAGTTGCTGTTGGTGCTGGTGCAGGAGAAAAAACGCAAGGTCAAACATCGGTAGCAATAGGAAATAATTCTGGAAATTTGTATCAAAGTAATTTAGCAGTAGCCGTTGGGTATCAATCCGGGTTTCAAACGCAAGGATTGGCAGCTGTTGCAGTTGGATATGCAGCAGGTTTAAATATTCAGGGCGATCAAGCAGTTGCACTTGGTTACGTTGCAGGAAGTGTAAATCAAGGAACAAATGCCGTCGCAGTAGGTTATTTATCTGGAAACACGAACCAAGGAATAAATGCGGTTGCTGTTGGATACAACGCTGGTTACGATAATCAAGGAACCAATTCTATCGCTATGGGAATTAATTCTGGGAAAACGGTTCAAGGTCAAAACGCGGTGGCAATTGGAGTTGGGGCTGGATCTGACACTCAAAGTGAAAATTCCATTTCAATTGGATATAATGCTGGTCAAACAAGTCAACGTATAAGTGCTATTGCTATTGGTAAAGATTCTGGATCATATGCTCAGCAAGATTATTCTGTTGCAATTGGTGAAGGTTCTGGAGCAACATTTCAATATACGAAATCTGTTGCAATTGGATATCAAGCGGGTCAGACTAATCAAAAAGACAGTGCTATTGCAATTGGAAATCAAGCAGGACAAGGTTTGCAAGGAATTGGTGCTATAGCTGTTGGTTTTAATGCAGGATTATCAAGTCAAGGTTCAGACGCAATTGCAATAGGCGATGCCGCGGGAAGAGAAACCCAAGGAGCTTATGCTATAGCAATTGGACAGCAAACCGGGCGTTTTGGTCAAGGAACTGAGTCAATAGCAATTGGTGCGCGACCTGCTACATGGACTCAAGGTCTTCGGGCAATTGCGGTTGGAGTTAGTGCAGCATTTACAAACCAGGGCGATGAAGCAATTGCTATAGGTACTTCATCTGGAGGCGGAACTCAAGGACAATTTGCAATAGCGATTGGAAATAGCGCTGGTACAAATAATCAACAAGAAAATGCGGTTGCAATAGGGCATTTTGCAGGAGCAAACAGTCAAGGTCCAAACGCTATTGCGATTGGAGGTGGGTCTGTTAATGGAGCTGGTAAAAACAATCAAGGTGTAGTAGCGATTGCTATTGGTTTTAACGCAGGAACAAATACCCAAGGAAGTTCAGCAATCGCAATTGGATATAAGGCTGGAACAACAAATCAAGGAATAAATGCTGTTGCCATGGGAGTTAATGCTGGTACAACGTATCAAGGTACAAATGCAATAGCTATAGGTGAAACAGCCGGCGAACAAACGCAAGGACAGTTTGCTATAGCAATTGGTTATCAAGCTGGACGAACAAATCAAGGCTCTGCTGCTGTTGCGATTGGAGAATTTGCCGGCATATTATCACAAGGAACAAATTCAGTCGCGATGGGTTATCAGGCAGGTTCATTAACTCAAGGATCTGCATCTATCGCAATCGGGTATAATGCTGGTGTAACGAATCAAAAACCAGATGCTATAGCAATTGGTGATAGTGCAGGTCTTGGTAGCCAAGGAACAAATTCAATTGCAATTGGTTACCGTGCTGGAAGTAATTTGCAAGGCACAAACTCAATTGCAATTGGCGCAAATGCCGGAGTAGCAAATCAAAACCAAAATACTATTATTTTAAATGCAAGTGGAACCGTTTTAAATAGCGCAACTCAAAGTGCTTTTTATGTTGATCCAATAAGAAATGCAACAGCATCAAATGCCCTGTTTTATGATACTGGAACTAAAGAAATAGTTTATTCTCCATCAGGAGTTGTTCCACCATCTGCAAATTGCTACGGGGATTATTTATATTGGAATGGAATAGCATGGACTGTTGGAGGGGAAACAATCACGATTGGGTGTCATGCTGGAGAAACAAATCAGCAAACAAACGCTGTTGCATTAGGTTATTATGCTGGAAATTATTTGCAAAGTACAAATGCTGTTGCAATTGGTAATAGTGCCGGCCGAACAAACCAGGGTGTAAATGCGGTTGCTATAGGTGTAAATGCCGCAGTTTTCACACAAGGTACAAATGCAGTTGCAATTGGAGGTGGAACAAATAATGGTGCAGGGTATGCGAATCAAGGTGCATTAGCAATTGCATTAGGTGGAAGTGCAGGACAAACAAACCAAGGAACCCAAGCAATTGCGCTTGGATTTTTATCGGGATCTATAACACAAGGAACAAGTGCAATTGCAATCGGTAGATCTGCCGGTCAAACACTTCAGGGTGTAGAAGGGATTGCGATTGGGTTAAATTCTGGACAAGGAACTCAAGGTACAAATGCCATCGCGATTGGTTCTTCTGCAGGAAATCAAAATCAAGGTATCAATAGTGTATCAATTGGTAATTTAGCAGGACAAAACAATCAAAGTCAATTATCAGTAGCACTTGGTTCTCAATCTGGACAATTTACACAAGGTGCAAATGCAATTGCTATAGGTGTTTTAGCTGGAAGATCTTATCAAGGACAAGACTCCATATCAATAGGAAATCAAGCAGGGTTAATAACACAGGGAGTTTCTGCAATTTCTATCGGAATTCAATCAGGTAGAACCAATCAAGGTTCTGGTGCAATTGCAATTGGAGCATTTGCAGCATCAAATACACAGTCAGCAAATGCAATTGCAATTGGTTCTCAAGCCGGTAGTGCGAATCAGGGGTCTGCTGCTTTATCAATTGGTTATCAAGCTGGACAAAGCACACAAGGATCAGGTGCAATTGCTTTAGGAATCCAAAGTGGTTCTACACTTCAAAGTCAAAATGCCATAGCGATTGGCACTAGTGCAGGGTCTAGCACACAAGGGCAAAATGCTATAGCAATCGGTACACAAGCTGGACAAAATTTTCAAACTAGTGGATCAATCGCTATAGGTATTCAAGCTGGAACTTCAAATCAGGGTTCAAATGCAATTTCAATTGGTGTACAAGCTGGAAGAACATTTCAAGGATCTGGAGCAATTGCAATTGGGTCTTTTGCATCACAATGGACTCAGGGTAATTTTGCAGTTTCAATAGGGACTGGTGCGGCAAATACCAATCAAGGCATTAGTGCAATTTCATTAGGAAATAATGCTGGTTCGGCAACACAGGGACAAAATGCTATATCAATTGGATTACAAGCAGGGCAAACAGCTCAAGGTTCTGGTGCAATTTCAATTGGAAATAATGCTGGACAAGGTACTCAAGGGTCAAATACTGTAGCAATTGGGGTTAGTGCAGGAAATTTAAATCAAGGTGTAAGTTCAATCGCAATTGGGCAAGCGGCTGGACAAAATTCACAATTAAACAACGCTGTTGCAATTGGTTTAAATGCTGGAAATCAAGGTCAAAATATTAGTGCAATTTCAATAGGCCAAAATGCAGGACAAATCGTTCAAAATGCAAATGGTATAGCGATTGGAAATAGTGCAGGAGGGTCAACCCAAGGTTCTGGTGCAGTTGCAATTGGACAAGCGTCTGGACAAGCAAGTCAAGGTTCAACCTCGGTAGCAATTGGTGTAAATTCAGGACAATCATTTCAAGGATCAAATTCTGTTGCAATTGGTCCAAATTCTGCACAAGGAACTCAAGGCATAAATGCTGTGGCGATAGGCAATAGTTCTGGTCAAATATCTCAAGGTCAATATGCAACAGCAATTGGTTATTTTGCGGGGCAAACAAGTCAATTTTCTGGCGCAGTTGCGATTGGTTTTCAAGCGGGACAAGGAACGCAAGGGCAAAATGCAATATCAATTGGTAATAATTCTGGCGTTTTTAGTCAAGGAAGAAGTGCAATTGCTATTGGTGGAGGGGTAAATAATGGTGCTGGTTATTTTGGTCAAGGAACAAACGCAATTGCATTTGGTGGAAGTGCTGGGCAAACAAGTCAAGGACAAAGCGCTATTGCTGTTGGTTTCATTTCAGGTTCAATCGGCCAAGGAACAAATTCTGTATCACTTGGTTTTGGAGCAGGACAAACAAATCAAGCACAAAGCGCCGTGGCAATCGGACAGAATGCTGGTGGTGCAACGCAAGGGATAAGTGCTATTGCTATTGGAATACAAGCAGGTCAAACAATGCAGTCTTCTAACGCGATTGCTATTGGCGCAAACGCTGGTTCTGCAACTCAAGGAAGTTATGCGATTGCAATTGGAGCAAGTGCTGGTTCAATAAGTCAAGGATATAGCACGGTAGCCATCGGTGAATTAGCCGGTGCAAGCATCCAAGGAAGTTATTCAATTTCTATTGGTCGTCAAGCAGGAAATAATATTCAAGGCCCTAGTGCGGTTGCAATTGGAAATGGTGCTGGACAAAGTACACAGGGACCTCAAGCAATTGCAATTGGGGAATCAGCTGCGCGAGAATCTCAAGCAGTATTATCTATAGCAATTGGACAATCAGCCGCTACATTAACCCAAGGCGCTCGCTCCGTTGCAATTGGTACTAGTGCTGGATATGAAAAACAAGGGTCAAGTTCTGTTGCAATTGGATGGGTTGCTGCTCAAACATTCCAAGGTGCACAGGCTGTTGCAGTTGGTATAGGCGCAGGTTCAATAACCCAAGGCGATAATGCAATTTCTATTGGAAATAGCTCTGGTTTTACGAGCCAAAAAACTGGGGCAATTGCGATTGGTTTGGCAGCGGGAGCATATATTCAAGGGACAAGTGCTATTGCCGTTGGTGTTGGTGCGGGACAAACAAATCAAGGTTCAAATGCAATTGCAATTGGAACTTTAGCCGGAGCGACAAATCAAACTGCTGGGTCAATTGCTATTAATGCATCAGGGTCAGCATTAAATCCCACAGCAGCAGGGTTTTTTGTAAATCCAATTAGAAATGTATCTACATCAAATGGATTATTCTACGACACAAGCACAAATGAAATAACTTATGGAGCAGGTATTACTGGGCCAACTGGGCCCGCAGGCTCTACAACAGCCGCTGCAGGTTATTACGCCGGGTTATATTCAGACATAAGCCAAAATATAGTCGTAGACAACAGTGGACAACAAATAACTTTAAATGGATATAATACAAAGAATGGAATAAATTTTGACAATAGTGGAAATATAACATTTTTGAATTCAGGAACATATTTAATACAAGCCTTACTTCAAATAAAAATAAATCCGCCAAATAATAGTTCATTTTTAATTGATTTTTGGTGGAAGAAAAATGGTGTTACAATTCCATTATCAAATTATCAATATAGTCTTTTAGGACAAGGTGGTTCGCTAGTTATTGAAGTTGTTGGAGTAAATGCGACTATTTATGACATATCTGCTGGAGATGTATTAAGTTTATGGATTTATCAGCCTGTGACAAACACAAACCCGCTTGTATTATTAGCAACAACTGCGTCTACAAATGGAACATTTCCTGGAACTCCATCTGTTAATATAAATATAACACAATGCGCATATACTGGGCCAACTGGACCACTCGGGCCAACTGGACCACTCGGGCCAACTGGGTCATTAAATTATTATAAAACTGGAACAATTCCAAACAATTTGCAAGTTAATCAATACGGTGGCACAGTAGCAGTAATAAATTCAACCGGCGGTAGTTTAACAAATGGAACTCAATTTACTGCTCCAAGCGGCGGATTAAATAAATTTAAAGTAACTGTTTCTTATTGCATTCAATTTAATGCTAGTTCAATTGGATTACTGCTTTATTTAAAATTATATGTACCAACTACTTATTACTCAGCGTCTACTTTTACATACGACGCATCTAATGCTTTATATCCATATTACAATCAAGAGAGCCCGGTAGGAGCGGCGGTATCAGGTTCGTTTGCTGATATATTTAATCTAGGCGCAACTACGATTTCAGAAGGAACAACTTGTTACATGCAATTATATTCTTATTGCTTAAACACGAATACAACTACTTCTGCGTCATCAACAACAACATCAAAACTAACATTCAATATAATGAATATAACGCAACTATAAAAGCATCGCAGATACCATAAATGTTAAAAAACAAAACAACAAACAACAATCAACAAACCAAATTAAAAAATTATTATATTATCGTATTTTAATATAATAATGTCCAGTTATTCAAACAGTTATACAAATTATTTAGGAGCGAGAAGATGTTGCGGTGTAAACGGGGTTGGTCCAATAGGTCCACAAGGTATTCCAGGTAACAGAGGTCCAGATGGTTTTACAGGATATACTGGTGCAGTCGGCCCTACAGGTAGAAGCTGTAGAGGTCCTACTGGCCCTGCTGGAAAGACCTTTATCATAGATCATCCACTCAAACCTGAAAAATATTTAGTTCATGCATGTTTAGAAGGTCCAGAGGCAGGGGTTTACTATAGAGGAAAGGCTGAAATAACAAATGATGAATTTGCAACAATTCAATTACCAGATTATGTTAAATCTCTAGCATCAAATTTCACGGTGCAGATAACATCTATATACTCAACAGAACGAAAAGAACCAAATATATTAGAAGTGACTGAAGTAAAAAATAATGAATTTAAGGTTTTTGGTAAAAATGGTGCATTTTATTGGACTGTGTATGGTTTGAGAAATTATATTTTAATTGAACCAGATAAAACTTCTATTACGGTTAATGGTGACGGACCATATAAGTGGTATTAATATATATATATAAAAATATACTAAAATAATACTAATAAATATATATAACAATGTCAAATTTAAATTATTTAGGTTATTTTGGAAATAAAAAATGCTGTAATTTAAACACTGTAGGAGAACAGGGTGCGACTGGCCCGCAAGGTGTAAGTGGGTTTAGAGGAACCGTTGGACCTACTGGACCGCAGGGAATTATAGGACCAACTGGTGCAAGTTGCACAGGACCAACTGGCCCAGTTGGACAAGGAAAAACATTTATTATACAGCATCCATCTGACGAAAATAAATTTTTAGTTCATGCGTGTTTAGAAGGGCCGGAAGCCGGTGTGTATTATAGAGGAAAAGGTACAATTGAAAACGATGAGTGTATTACAATTACCTTGCCAAATTACGTTTGTAAAATATCTTATGAATTTACGGTTGAATTAACACCTATTAATTCAAATGGTTTAAATCTTATATATGAAACTTCTGAAATTGAAAATAATAAATTTACTGTATATGGTAAAAATGGAAGTTTTTTCTGGACAGTTTATGGTAAAAAGAATGAAATTCTTGTTGAGCCTGACGTTGCAAATGTTAATATTCAAGGCGACGGACCATATAAATGGCATTACTAATTACACCGACCAAAAAGAAAAATAACTAAAAATAACTAAATAACAAACAATAAAATGTTTACACAAAACGTGAATTAATAATATAAATAGAAATTTATATTGTTAATTATTATATACATGAATGATAATAATGTTACTTTTGTTTCTGCGTTCATAGCAAATGCAAATAACCGATATGACAGAACAACTGAAAATTATATTGAATATGGTAAAAACTTTATGTCTATTCCTATAAATAAAATAATTTTTTTTGATGTTGAATTAATAACTTCTTTACCTAAAAGTTGTTTTAATACCAATACAATAATAATTCCAGTTAAAAAAGAAGACAATTATTTGTATAGTTTCAAAGAAAATATTACACAATTTAATTTAAATACAACTTATCCTGAAAAAGATACACTTGATTATATGTTAACTATATGTAATAAAACAGAGCGAGTTAGAGAAGCAATTGAATTGAATCCATTCCAAAGCGATCAATTTATTTGGGTAGATTTTGGAATAAATCATCTATTTAAAAATAATACACACGAACAATTTGCAAACGCAATAATTGGAATGCAAAATAAAATTTATGAAAATGTAGCAATTGCGGGAATTTGGCACCCATCATTATATGATATGATGTGTAACAATTTTAATAAAAATATCTATAAAGAAGTTCTTTGGTTTTTTGCAGGTGGTGTTTTTGGAGGAAATTCAGAGTCTTTAATTAAATTTGCAGATTTAACAAAAGAAAAATGTATGAAAATAATTGAAGAAAAACAATCAATAATGTGGGAAGTTAATGTATGGTTTTTAGTTTATTTGGAAAATCCAGATTTGATTACTCATTATAAATGTGATCATGATGCAAGGATTATAACACATTATTATAAATGATTATTTATTACACAACCGCAAAAAATTTTATTTTTATAAGAAATTTGTCTCATTTTTCTTTCCGGTCGGTGTAATTTACGATTTATTTTATTATTATCATGCTTACACATTTTATAGTAGGGAACCCATGTCATCAGAAATCTGAAGGATTACCAGACCCGTTTGCTTCGCTAAGACCTCTCCTTAAAAACTTCTTTTAGCAAACTTATAAATCTCACTCCACATATGCTAATGATATTTTATTCTTTAGGAATAAATCTTCAGCTTCTTACTACGCGTTAAAATTGCGATTTTTGGGGTCTGGAAGCCTACATGCTTCTGATGATCGGTGGAAATATCTACATTTATATATATATATACTTAATTAAACTATCAATATAAGCCTTATCATATAATGCAATATTGGTTGATCTGTCCCATGAGCTATAAGTACATATAATTCTATCATCCTCAACAATTAACCCCAAACAATATTCAATACATTCTTTGTCAAATTTAAATGGAGCAGAATAACGTAACAATTTCATATTCTCATCAAAAACTGAAAATATGTGATAATAATGCCTAGGCTGCTCATATGATACAATATGACCTACAAACCATATCTCATTTTTATAATTGAACCCATTTGTGGAGCCACGGACATGATTAAAAATTTTAGGCATTTCAACGCTTCTAATATGATTTAATTGTCCAGCGTTTTCATCTATATTGCACAACATAAGAGGGCGCCATTTATAAATAACTTGCAGGGAATTGTTAACATTTACATATACCCAATTTTTTTCACATTCTGAAACAATAAAACTAGGGTTTATTTCAAGTGGGATTAAAATATTATTTTCATCCATTGGGTTATATTTTCCAGTAACAATACCAATTTTATCATTTTTATGATATCCAGTCCCAATAAATATAAGAGAGTCGCGTTCATCTTCAACAATTCCATCTTCATTTATTAAATTATTATTCTCCTTTCTAAAAATTCTTACATCTTCTATTCCAATATATCGTCTGTTTTCATATTCAACATCTATTATTTTTTCTTTTATAATTTTAAAATTTTTTGTCAATTCAAAATACTTGTTTATACTCATTATGTGTTTTTCACAATCATAATAATATCCTGCGTTGTCTATCTTGTAATTAACTAATCTCACATTTAATAAATAACCGTCAGAATTTTTATTCGGTATAATACAACTTGATGATGAATTAAAATGAACATATTCTTCATTTATCATGTGATTTATAGAAAATCCAAACCGAACATTTTTAATCGGTGTCAAAATATCCTTATAAAATTTCATATTTGAAAGTAAATTTGAAATAAGGTGGTTTTCGTTTGAATTATTTAAAATAGTAACAGTTTGATCATTTATATTTTTAACATCAATATAATTTGCAATAATAGAATATTCATATTCCAACTTATATGTATAAATGTCATTCTGTAAAAATAGATAGTCTTCAAATTTAATATCCTTCTTTATAATACTTTTTGCTAGGTTGTAAAAAATTAGTGCTGTTTTACATTGTCCAATTTCTCTATAATGACATATTATTTCAAACAGATTCTCAACTCTATCTTGCATATAATTGTATCCCTCTAACCACGCGTAAACCGCATCACCTAACTTTCCCAATCTCTTATAAGCTTGTCCTATCTTATAATAACTATACCAAACTTCTTGATTCCACCCCCCTAGTGTTATGCGTTTTCTATAAATTTCAATTGCGTTTTCTAATTTTCCAGAATCAAAATAACTATTAGCCAAATAAAAATGATAACGTTCGCTTCTAGGATCTTCCTCTATACCTTTAGTAAGTAACTCAATATCTCTTTCAAATTTATCACTTTTAGCACCACCATCACCTATATCATGAATAAATAGCTGATCCTTTGCAAGATTAATGTTCGCATTATTATGTGGTGTGTTTATATATTCATGTGTAACCCCATAATAACTATATTCCATATTATTTCTAACAATTCTCATGTTGTAATATAAAAATTCTTCAGTTCCCTGCAAAATAGAAAATGTATCTGCTGTAGATAATAAGGATTTATCAAAATTTTTTACTTGCAAAACCATATCAGCATCTAAAAATATTACATAATCAGACATTCCTATGCAACTTCGCAAAGAAAAATTTCTATTATACGAAAAATTCTTAAAAGGCTCATGAACAATTTTTCCTGTGATATTTTTCTCTTCAAAAAATGAGGTAATTATTTCAACAGTATTGTCGGTTGACCCTGTATCACAAATACAATAACAATCAATAATTTCACAAACTGATTCTAATAATCTCTTTATAATTTTACTCTCGTTTTTCACGATCATATTTAAACATAAAGTGGGTAGTGCTGTTTTTTCAGTTACCGATAATTCCATAATAAGAATATTATTTATTTTGACTTTAAGTTTTATTTAGGTTTAATTTTTTATATATTTGTTGTAATTTATAAATTTACAATTTGACAATTTGAACCCTTGAAGATTTTTTAAACTTTCATATAAATAAATTAAAGTTTGTAAATAAAATATTAACTATTAATAATATAATATGGCTTTTACTAGATTTCATGATGATCCTTGTAGAATTGAAAAACAATTACAGCAATCAACTGGACCTGGTAGATGGATTTTAAATGTGCCTGGAAACGGGGATACTCCTTCATATATGGCAGACCCTCAAATTAGAATTCAAACATGGGGTGGTAATTTAATGACAAATTGTGTTGATTTGGAAAGTGAATTACGTGGTGTTAATAGAAGAGCAAATAAAGATTGTTTAGGAAAAGATGAGTATACAAAATACAATGTTCCAACTCAAAAAATATCATATCCTAGTAATTCAACTTTGTATACTGAAGAATCTAGAACAATTATGCCTGCGTGGACTGCTAGAGATTTGGAGCAGGTTAATTGGTATTCACTCCCTTTGAATCCACAAGAAAATACGTGCATGCCATTTCAAAATAATTTAAGCACAAGAATTTTAGAAAAGGATAATTTTGTTGCAAAAATACCATGCTTTGAAGACAGTATTCCGAATACCCAAGTATTACCTTTGCCTGTAAATCAAGGAAAACGATCGTTATCTTATCCTCAAGGACCTCAAATTTGCACTCATGAAAATTCATGCGAAGTTCTTAAAAGATGAATGTTAAATCTTCAAGGGTTTAAATAAAAATGTAAATATCAAATTTAATAAGTATCGTATTATAAAAATATAATACTATATATTATATATTAATGGAGTTTGCAATTCCAATTTTAGCATTAGGCGGTTTATATGTAGTTTCAAATCAAGACAATTCAACAAAAAATCGCAAAGATAGAGATAGAAAAAGAATTGAAAAATTTACAAATATGGGAGCAAAAAAAAATTATTTACCCAATACAGATGTGCCTCCACAGAATTATCCTGTTCCAAATGAAAATCAAATAACAGAAACTGTGCAAAAATATAATAATCCAAACGTAGCGAGTGATAAATATTTTGATCAAACCTCTTATGAAAATAATCAAAACAAAGGGGTCAATGTTGGAAATAATATTCAACAATTGTATTCTTTAACTGGTGATTATGTTTCAAAATCAGACTTTAAACATAATAATATGATACCATTTTATGGTGGTAAAATTAAAGGGCAAGTTTACGACAACAACTTGGCCGAAACTATATTAGATAATATGATTGGTAGCGGATCTCAAGTGATTAAAAAGACAGAACAAGCTCCGTTGTTTAAACCTCAAGATAATATTCAGTGGGCTTACGGTATGCCAAATCAAAGTGATTTTTATCAATCCCGTGTTAATCCTGGAATGAAAATAAGTAATGTTAAACCATTTGAATCAGAATATGTAGGCCCTGGATTAGACAAAGGATATAATAGTCAAGGTAGCGGTGGATATAATTCTGGTATGGAAGCGCGTAATGCATGGTTACCAAAAACAGTTGATGAATTGAGGGTTGCAACAAACCCTAAGATGGAGTACACTTTAGACGATCATCAAGGTCCTTCTTATTCACACGTCCAAAATGTAGGCATAATCGGAAAAGTTGAAAAATATCATCCCGATACATTTTTTATTCAGACTCAAGACAGATGGCTTACCACTACTGGTCAAGAAAAAGGCCAAATGCTCAGACCAATTGAAGAAGTTCATTCAACAACGCGAACAACTACAACTCAATCATATACCGGAGTTGCGGGGCCAGCAGATCGTACTGCAAATTATGTTCCTGGAGCTTTTGAAGAGCCAAAACGCAACGAACTTCCTGTGTGCGATGTTGGTCCATCAAGTGCGATAAGACGAGGAGATCACACAGACACCGAAAATGCTTTAAGAAGTCACACAAATTACTCTAACAATCGCGCTACTATGAGACAACCTGATACTATGAGAAGTGGATTTAGTCGTGCAATCGGAGCTGCAATTGCACCCATTATGGATATATTTAACCCTACTAGAAGAGAAGAGTATTCCAACAATTATAGAATATATGGAGACGCTGGAACAACTGTTCCAGACAGTTATGTATTAAATCCTCGCGATGTTGCACCTACTACTATAAAAGAAACTACTTTGCACACACCCCGCTCTTACGTTGGAAGACAAATAGAAGGAGGTGGTTATCAAACAAATTTGCAAACCCCTATTACAAATCAGAGAGATTCCACTAACTGCAGTTACATCGGAACCGCTGGTGGATATTCATCTGCATGGGGTGATATGAGTTATGAAGCCGCATATGCTCAAAATAATAATGAATCAAAAGAAAAATCAATTGTTAGCAGAACAAATCATGGAAATACAAATGTTTATAACGAACAAATGAATATAAGTGTTTCTAGAAATGATGCTGATAGAAACAATACGCGAATGTGGGTTCCTACTAATATGCCTCAAATGCCGATGTCAAAGGAAGAATATGGTCAAATGCGAGCTCCTCAATATTATAATCAATGCATAGGTTGTGATAGAATAAGTCCAGATATTTTAAATGCATTTAGAGAAAATCCATATACTCATAGTTTAACTGATTCTGTGTAATTTTTGTAGAAGTATATAAAAAATTGAAAGCTTTTTATTAATTTTTATAAACAACAACCAAAATTAAAAAATCAAAATGTCTGGAGAATTGAATGTTTATCCCGTCGGGTATAAAGTTGAATTTGAAATTCATAGTAATAAAGAACGCGATGATACTTCTTGTTACAATTATAGTGATTTTGTATTCAAAAAATCAACATCCAAAAATATGTATATACTTTGGAAATATTTTTACAAACATGATAATTATCCTGAATATTATATGGGAATAGCAAAGAGTATGGCAATATGTAAGTGCCCAATATCTGGAAAAGAAGAATGGTATAATGGAGAACGATGTTTGAATATTGAGAATCCAAAAAAAGACTCTATAGTTACAGTTGAAATTAGAATTAAAGATACAATTTATAGTAGGGAGTTTATCTTTATGGGTTGGGTAAAAACCCCAGTTCATGAATGGAAAATGAGAAAAGGGACAGTATTGATGATTGAAAAGAGATTTGTTGACGGGTTATTACCACAGGATAAGAAATATCTTAAGATTACTCGCTAAAAAATAAAAATAAAAAATAAAAAATAAATAATAAACTACAAACCATTTACACAAACACATACATAGTATTTTTATTTAGCTATCTCAGCCGATCATCAGAATCATGTAGGCTTCCAGACCCCAAAAATCGCAATTTTAACGCATGATAAGTTTATTTATAAGTTTTCTAAAAAGAAGGTGTAAAGGAGGGGTCTGGAAATCCTTTAAATTTCTGATCACCCAGGTTCCCTACTATTTTTATTGAAATACTCTTGTGTTTGTATCTATTTTGCAAATCACTTAAAAATTAAATAGCATGTATATTATTAAACATGCTATCTAACATGTCAAAGCATAGATGTTTGAAAAATACAATCAAACAATTTTATAATTCAGAAAAACCTATTTTATTTGATGTTTCATTAAGAGATGGAATTCAAGGTATGACTGAATGTAGTAAACAGGCTATGACAACAAATAATAAGATAGACATTTTTCATAATATATTATTTAATTATTCTCCAAAAAAGATTGAGATTGGTAGTATAGTAAATCCAAAAATTCTACCAATTATGTCCGATTCATTAAAAATTCATAAATATGCAGAAGATTTTATAAAAAACAAAAACGTATGTAATCCGGAAATATATATTGTTGTCCCAAATAAAAAAGCGTTTGATATTGGATTTGAAAATGGAATAAAAAATTTTTCTTTTTTAACATCCGTTTCTAATAGTTTTCAGAAGAAAAATGTAAATAAAACTATACACGAAACAATAACAGATTTGCGAAAAATATATGAAAAGATTTCATCAGAAAGTCATGAAGATGAATGTAAAACAAAATTATACATTTCTTGCATAAATGATTGTCCGTTTGAAGGAAAAATAGATAACGATATAGTTTTACATGAAATATTAAACTATCATGTAAATTTTCCACTAGTAAATGAATACTGTTTATCAGATACTTGCGGTTCATTAAAATTTGAAGATTTTAAATATATAATCAACGCTTGTATATTTTTTGGCATTCCTCCTTCAAAGATTTCTTTACATTTGCACATAAATAAACAAAATATTAGTGAAGTAGAGCAAATTATATTTCACTCATTAGATAATAATATTATTAGGTTTGATGTTTCTATATTAGAAACCGGGGGATGTTCTGTAACTCTTCCATCGTCACAATTTCTGCCCAATTTATCTTATGAATTATTTAATAATATTCATTCAAAATACGTTTCACTACGATCAAATTGTTAACGTTTACTAATAATGCAAAAGAAAGGGCTAACGAAACTGAATAGAATGGTTCCTTCCTACAACAAAATATATTAGTGTTTATTATAATATAAAAAAACCTATATTAACTTAAATATGACATTAACTATACATGAATCAATTATTAATAAATTAAAGTACTTTCATCAAAAACATAAAACGCCAAATATTATATTTCATGGGCAATCTGGGTGTGGAAAAAGAACAATTGTAAATGAATTTATAAACATGATTTACAACAACGACAAAGAAAGAATTAAAACGTTTGTAATGTATGTTAATTGTGCACATGGAAAAGGCATTAAATTTATAAGAGAAGAACTGAAATTTTTTGCCAAAACACACATAAATTCAAATGGTGGTGATATTTTTAAAAGTATTGTATTATTAAATGCCGACAAATTAACGATAGATGCTCAATCAGCTTTAAGAAGATGTATTGAATTGTTTAGTCATACAACACGATTTTTTATTATTGTTGAAGATAAATATAAATTATTGAAGCCTATTTTGTCTCGTTTTTGCGAAATTTATGTTCCTGAACCGTGTTATAATGGGGTAGCATTAAATTTATATAAATATAATTTAGGGGAGACATTTAAGCTAAAAAATATAAAAAATCAACGTAGTGAATGGTTAAAAAAAGAATTACAAAAAACAGCTAATAATTCAAAAATTACACACGAAGATTTAATTCATTTTTCTTCAAAAATATATGAGAAAGGTTATAGTGGAATAGAAATGATACAAATATTAGAGAAATCAACAAATATTAAAATAAATAATTTAACAGAAGAAAAACGTTATGAGTTGCTTTTTGCATTTAACAAAATACGAAAAGAATTCAGAAACGAAAAAATATTGATAATGTTTATTTTGAACTTTTTATTTTTGAGTTTAGAACACAATTTAGAAAATATATCATTTATGTAAAAGTATGGATGATTTCAACGTGTCTAGTTTACATGAATCAAAAAATGAGTGGGGGTCACGATTACTTACTATTGTAACACCGCATATTATTGACGGATTAAAATCAATTTTTGATGAAGCAGTTAAATTATGCAGAGAAAATAACGAGTTGGATAAATATCTAATGACTTTTCAAAATTTTATAACAAGAATTCCAAAATGGAACTCTAACATTATTGAAATGGAAAAAAACAGAATTATTGAAAAAAGTGGTTGTGGATATTTAGAAGATTTAGTTACATGTGTTCATATTATTCAATTAAAATTATTATCAGCAATTAGGGTTGGCCAAAAACAAAAAAAAATAGATATTACAATTCCAAAATTAGATGATTTTATTCATAAAATTTACATTAATGTTGCCCGAAAAATATATAAGAATGTATACTTATTTGAGATAAATATCCCTCCTCTACAAACTCAAAAACATAATAGAGAATTAGAAATAATTGTTCAAGAATGCATTTTAAATACAGTAAGAGATAGTATTCCTGTTGAAGCTATTTTACAGGCTTATATGGACGAAACAATTGAAGAACATGTTGTTGAAGAAATTAAAGAACAAGAGATTGAAGATCCTAATAATTCTATTAAATCAAACGAGAAAACTCAAATAATTTCTGAAACAAGCAATTCTAATACTGAAATAAATAAAGATCCTGAAACACCAAAACAATTAGAATCAGATACAATTTCTTCAATTTTAGAACAAAATAAACTAGAAGCTCAATTAGCTTTTCCTAGTTTGACGAATGAAGATGAGCCTAATGTATCATCCTCATCAAAATTGTCATTTAGCGATCTTGATTATGCTGCAGACTTGAACAATAACGTGCAAGCAGTTGATGCTCCTAAGACATTTGAAAGACTGGAAGAAATTAGTTCGGCAAGAAACACTCAAAGACGAATGGAAGAATCAGACGACGATGATGATGAAAATGTTAGATTGCAAATTTATGATCAAAATGTTGAATTGGATAATTTAGATGTTCATAATATTGAATTTCCTGAATTGAAATTAGAACCAGACATGTTATTAAACGATATTGAAGTTTTAGAATAATAAAAACTAATAAAACATAAAAAATTAATAAAAATAATAAATATTATTCAAAACTCTTATAAAACCATTTTATGCGTAAAATTAAAAATAAGAATGTAGTCATTTAGATTATAAAAATGAACACATTTGTTGTAGCTGGAATTATTTCTTTTGTGTTTCTTATAGTTAAATTTATTGAAATGCGTTTTATAGATAAAGAAAATAAACCATTAAAGTTTTTGATTCGTGATTCGCTTTTAGTATTTTTTAGTGTTGTTTCTGGGTTATTTGTTATTGACCAATTAAAGCCAGTTATTCAAGAAGGTGGAGAAGGTTCTATCGTTAATCCTGCAGTTTTTACAGATAATCCAGGATTTTAATACTAAACAAGTAAATAAATAATAATAATATCACCATATTATTTTTATTACTAATTTTATTACTAATTTTATTACTAGTAAAAAAATTGAACTCTATTTAATAAAAGATTAAATAATAGTAAACAAATAATAAATATGACAACATTAACCCAAACTCAGACCGCTCTCTTCGCAAATGCTAAAAATGGTCTAGTAAAAATTAACACCGATTCAAATGTGCGCGGACGACTAAGGGAAGGAGATACCTATTATATGTATCTCCCAGATACAGATGAGTTTTTGCATTTATTATGTAGCTTTGTAGCTATTAAGGCGGCAGATATGAAAATTTTGAAACATATAAAGGGTGGAAATAGTATAACTGTAGATTTGGATTGTACATTTGGATATCGTTTTGAAAAATATGATTCTGTTAATTTTGCATCTTTTAATTACCTTGAACCATGTGAACTATATGTTTATCAACCTGTTTATGTGATTGAAAAACCGTTAGAATCTTTGTTTTTAGAAGAAGTTCAAACGTAAATAACAATTATACGTTGATATGATACTATTGCAATATTGTAAAATATTATTAGGATATTATATTATCTTCCACTCCACACTTTAATAATTGGAAGATTACTTATTTTTTTATTTTTACAATTTTCTTTATATTCAATATAAGTATATCCCCATTTGCAATATTTTTTAATATCTCCCAACAATGACCTCATTTTGATATTTCTTAGATATTCTATAAAGAAAATTATTCCCATTATTCTCTCTAAGCAACATCTATCTTGACGAGAAACAACCACATTTAATAGATTAAACAATTTATATTTACTCTCTAAATATAATAAAAAATTACGATTAATAAAAGTCTGGAGTCCAAAACACCCAGACCAAATATCATTATTAAATTTTCCTAATACGTCATATTCCTTATTTTGAAATAATGTTGTCATTATTAAATAATTATTTGAAAGACTATTAATAAGTCTAGCTGTATTGGAAATGTTTTCTTTTTTTTCACAATTAAAATGCCAAAATGGTATAACCTTTGTACCTTTTTCTATAAGATTTTCAAATTTTATCCTTTGTTGTATAAATGTACTGTCGTGAATTATTACAACATTATCAAAGTAGTTATTTTTATAATAATAATAATATGGTAGAAGTTCACCTCTTCCGTGAAATTCAGATTCTATATATTCAATATTTTTATAATCAAAATATTCTTTCAAATAATATTTATCACTATTATCATCAATAACGACTATTTTTTTAAATGGATAAAATGTCCTTATACAACGAATACAATCATTCCAATACTTATTTGTAATATGTGAATTCACGTGTCTAGTAATAATAAATCCAAAATCTGTAGAAGTCATTTTATTCTTATAAAATAAAATAACTTTAATTTTAACGCTTAATATAAATTTTCAATTGTGTAAATGTGTTTTATGAACTTCCTAACGACAAAACTGGTATAATATCAATATTTACTATATTTGCATCACTTGGAACTTTAGATTTTACTGTAGTAAAATGCTTAAATTCATCCCTTTCCAATTGTGCTTGGGGTGTATGATGGTGCACACATCTAGCTATCATTTTATATAATTTAAAATCTGGATATCTCTCTACACCATTATTTTTATATAAAATGTTGATACCATTATCATCTAAACACCATTCATAAATGAGTTTAACAATAGGTTTACATTTATCAAAATCGTTAAGTTCATCAAGATCTTCAATTATATAGTCAAAAATTGAACATGCTAAACGACATAAATCAAAACTATAATTTGGCTCAAGTCTTGGTTTTTTTTCATTAAAATATGGTTCTGTATTATATTGCGTGGCAGCATCTGCACCTGGTTGATAACTATCGCTGCAAAAAAGTTTTCCATCAAACTTATAAATAGCTCTTCCAAAATCAATAATTTTAAATATTCTTCCATAGGTAGGCACCTTATAATAAGTTTTTTTATATAAGTAATAGATATATTTGATATTAGTAGAGTTATACATTACGTTATTTGTATGTAAATCATTATGAGTAAATGAAAATGTTTTTTGATAAGTTATCAATATCATAATTATTTGAAATAATGCAGAAAACCATTCTTCGTGTGTTAATTCACTATTCATTATTAAATCATCAAAAGTATTTTCACAATTCTCCATACATATAATTTGAACTGGGAATTTTTCTATAGTTGCAAAAACTTGTTCTTCATTAAAATCTGTAGAATTATCAGAATTATCATCAGTCCAAAGATCATCATTTTCATTTTCATTTTCATTTTCATTTTCATTTTCATTTTCATTTTCATTTTCATTTTCATAATTTGATTCATTTTCAATAATATCAGAATCACATTCAGTACAGGATTCATTTTTACAGTTAGTTTCACAATTTGATGTATGTGATGTTCTTGATGAGCACGTTGAAGATGATTTTATTGTTGTAATTTTAAGTTCTTTCAAATTCAACGACTCTGAATTTGTAATATCAATTAATTCAATATTATTATCTTTTAAATCGTCAAGTGTTATAAGTTTATGTTCTGAATCTTCGTCAGAAGAAAATATACCATCAAATATAGAATCATTAATTGATTTTATAGAAAATGTTGATGTGTTACTGAAATTATGATTTATTTTTATAGGAAGTTTTATATTTTGTTTTTCTGGTTCATATAAAAAACTATAATCATCAACTTGAAAAGAAAGATTTTTATTCTTGTTAAAAAAGTCGGATTTACATAAATAATCTAAATCATCTGTAATATTTAATTTGAATTGTTTTTTTAATCCTAGAAAAGATCCATAATAATCAACACCATTTATAAATTTATAGTTATGAATTAAATTGCTTGATAAAAAAGAAAAAAAACCATCTACATATGCGGAATTGTTAATATCTAATATTTTTGGATGAACTCCTCCAATATCCGAATTTAATTTTGGTAAATTAAATAGTGTTGGATCATTTATATTATATTTTCCAATTAAAAATTTGAAAGGATCTAATAGAGGTGCCATTTTAAAAAAAACTTGCTTTTTTGTTGTATTATTTGTTTCAATATCTTGTATTATGCAATTGTATAAATTTTTGTTATCTGATGTGCCATTTTTAACAACCGATAAATACAATTTATGATTTAAATTTACAGAATTATAATTAGTATCGTTCAATATAAAAAATCTTTTATAGATCGGGATGTAATTTTGGATATCTGATAAAAAAGTAAATTCTTCTTTCTGAAGTGATTTAAATAAATCAGAATTCTTTCTTTTCTCATAATTTATTTTAAGAGTATTGGTATCCATTAGCTAATTAATATATTAATTATATTAAAATTTAACTAATTATAATTATACTTCCAATTTTAGAAAAGGAGTTTTTTCTAAAAATGCGTATTCTATTTTGATTGAATTATCTAAAGTAATAATAAGAATAATTATGACTTTAGAACTAAAGAAATTTGATATGAAAACAATCAGTTTTAAACCAAATGAGTCTAAAGGACCTGTTGTGGTTTTAATTGGTAGACGTGATACCGGAAAATCTTTCCTTGTGAGAGATTTATTATATTATCATCAAGATATACCTATAGGGGTTGTTGTAGCAGGAACAGAAGAAGGCAACGGTTTTTATGGAAAAATGGTACCGAAATTGTTTATTCATAATGAATACAATACTGCAATTATTGAAAATATTCTAAAGAGACAAAAGTCTGTTTTGAAACAAATAAAAAAGGAGATGGAAACATTTAAAAGAAGTACAATTGATCCTAGAGCTTTTGTTATTCTTGATGATTGTCTATATGATGGTACATGGGCTCGCGATAAAATGATGAAGCTTCTTTTTATGAATGGGAGACACTGGAAGATTATGCTTATCATAACAATGCAATATCCACTTGGCATTCCTCCCACGCTTAGAACAAACATAGATTATGTATTTATTCTTAGGGAACCTTATATAGCTAATAGGAAGCGAATTTATGAGAATTATGCAGGAATGTTCCCAACTTTTGAATCTTTTTGTCAGGTTATGGACCAATGTACTGAAAATTATGAGTGCTTGGTTATTAATAATAACTCAAAATCAAATAGATTACACGAACAAGTATTTTGGTATAAAGCAGATTCTCACAACGATTTTAAATTAGGATCAAAAGAATTCTGGGAACTAAGCAAAGATATTAACTCAGATGAAGAAGATGAAAAATATGATCCAAATAACACCAAGAAACGCGGACAAGGTCCCAAAATCAGCGTGAAAAAGACAAAGTGGTAAAATTAAATAAAAAATATTTGTTACTTCACTTATTATGAAAATAAATTTATATAAACTATAAATTTATTTTATTCTTCTAGAATTATGTAACGATTTAACCACGATTTAACCACGATTTAACCACGATTTAACCACGATTTAACCACGATTTAATCACTCTTATCTTTTATAGCAAAAGGACCACTTATAAGTTCACTTTGACCGTTATCAGTTTTCCCTGTAACAATATTATCACCCTCAAATAACTCAGCACGAATATCAGCGGCAGATATTGATTCTTGATCTTTCAATGTTCTCTCTTGGGTATTCATATTACTGACACCAATCAAATTACCATCATCGTCAATAGTCTGTGTAAGAGTAGCTCCTGTCTTTTCAGCCAACTTAATATTTTCATCAATTGCCTTCTTCTTCGTCTCCTTTACACGTTGCTCAAATGCAGACTTTGCAAATGACTCATTCTTATTCTTTTCATGCATAAGTTGGTTCAACTCGTCTTCCATATATTCAACCCGACCTGTCTTATAAGCCTCAGGATCCCAAGGCATCCATAACCCAATAGGACCAACAAAAACGTCATGATTTGGGTCTAATTCTCTCAACATTTTGCAACGCAATTCAGCTTCTTCCATTGTGGGATAAGCACCACGAACCTTGATTCCTCTTGTGGAAGTTTGGAAATTATGTTTTGCATTAAAAGAATTTTCCAAATCCTCATCATTCTGATCAATAAATGTCTTATAATCATTCTCCATTCCACCCTCAACAAACCCCGCTTGTTCCTCAGTCAAAAACTCCTTGAAGTCTTTTGATATTTCGTCAAACGTCAACTTGTATTTGTAACTAATAAAATTTAAGAATTGAACAAACTTCTCCATACTTTTTGAAAACTCCCACTTCTTTAGGAACTCCTCAAAATAAAAAATTTCTTTTTGTTTTATAATTTTTTCTGGGGAAAGAAAAGAAATACATACAAACTTTTGTCCAGCAATAGGTTTATCTTCATCCAAAACATCAACATATTTAGGATTAATTTCTCCTGTTTCAGTTTTCCTCTTTTCAAACTCAAAAGTTTGATTATCATTTTCTTCAGGCCGTTTAACTTTTGATTGAGCTCCCATTTTATAATTTAGTCATACATTTATTTTAAGTTTTTTATCGCACAATATATTTTTTTCTTTTTATTTAATATAGATGTTTGATATTGCGGAACTTGTCAAAAGAGTCATCAAGTACCTTGTTGAAGGTTTGATGGTGGCCATCGCTGCATATGCCATCCCTAAACGTTCTTTGAATGTTGAGGAAATTGTATTACTTGCTTTAACTGCTGCTGCGACATTTAGCATCTTGGATACATACGTTCCAAGTATTGCGGTTACAACTCGTTCTGGTGCTGGTTTTGGAATTGGTGCTAATCTTGTCGGTTTTCCTGGCGGGCTTTAAATAACTAGAAAATTTACTAGGGAACTCATGTCATCAGAATTCTTAAGAATTTCCAGACCCCATAAATATCATATTACCATGTGTTAAAATTGCGATTTTTGGGGTCTGGAAGCCTCTAGGTTTCTGATGATCGGTAAACATAGCTAAGAAAAATGTAAAGTATGTAGTACTTTGTACTTTGTAGAATGTAAATTACAATAATGTATCAAATCTAATAATACGATAATAAATTTTTATTGTATTATTTTATAATGGCTAAAACAAGAAAAAATCTAAAATCTAGTAGAAGACACGTTAAAAAGAGTAGTAGACATAGTGGAGGACACCCCACACCATTATCAGATATATCAACAAACAGTTCATTACATGAATTAGATCTAGATCAAGATCAAGATATAGATTTAGACGAATTAGAAAATTTAGATAATAATGAACCTAGCAATAACACTACTTCAGAGTCAATAATGGTAGATGATGATACCACCAGTTCAGGACCAATTGACACAAATTTATTGGGTGTGTTTAATTCTGTTTCTGATGAATCTATAAATTTAAGTAATACAACTAGCGATAGTAATGCATCTATTGAAAATAGTTTCTCAGATGTTGCGACATCGTTTGGAAATCTTGGGCATGGAGGAAAAAAAAGAACAATATTAACAAGAATAAGTAAAAAAAATAAGAAATCAAGAAACAAGAAATCAAGAAACAAGAAATCAAGAAACAAGAAATCAAGAAACAAGAAATCAAGAAACAAGAAATCAAGAAACAAGAAATCAAGAAAATCAAGAAAACCAAGAAAATCAAGAAAACACATAAGGCGTTAGGTTTATCTGTAAAAAATTGGCTATGTAAAATTAAATTATTAACAAAGTAATATTTTAATTATAACATGAAGTGGTGCAAATATTATCCATATGCAAATGATTATAAATTTTATAAAGATGATGTATGGGAAATTTACCATATTATACCAAGAGAGAAAGGTGGATCTGATAAGTTACAAAATCTTCAAGCACTACAGTGGGAAGAAAATCAAAAGTGGAAGGAAATTGTTGACATTAATAAACCCGGAATGAATGAAAACTTATTAGAAAAATATTACAACAATTTATCTAGCAAAGAAATAGCAGACAAACACTACAATAAGCAAAAATATGTTTCAATTACTATGTTACACCTTTTCTCATTTAAAACGCCCATTTTATAGAGCAAAAAAAATAAGAAAAAGCGTAAAATCAATAGTAGGAATTTCACCTACGATGGTCTAACTTTTTCCTCTTCCTTTTGAGTAATTGAAGAGGTGAAAGACGAAATATGAAAACATAATGGTCGTTGTTGTTTTTCTATCCAGCATTTCGTTAAATTCATTATGTTTATGGAAGAGTTTGCGTCTCTTGTTCTAAATACGCTTTGTTTGACTTGAGGTCTCACGCAGTTAGAGCAAACTAAAAGACGGAACTGTTTCTCTCCATTTTTGTGTCTGTAATATTCCAAGTTATTGTAACATTCGCAACATTTCTTACTGGTATTACATTCATTTATCGTAATTGTATCGTATTTCTTATGGATTTGTTTCCTTAATCCCTTATTCATAGTAGGCATAAAATGTTTCATTTGTGTGCTTCTACTCCAATTCCCATAACCAATAAGAATATTATCTCCAAAAGTTTCTTTTATTTTATTCAGGAAATTATCCATGCTTTTCTTACCATAACTATATTGGCGGAATTTCATTTTTCTCCATGTTTCTCGTTGGTAGAATTCTATTACTTTCTTATTTAACTTATCCTTTTCAACCAAGTAGGACTTAAATTTTTCATAATCCACAGATTTACTATTTTCGCTTGACAATTCGGTTTCTAATCCAATAACACCATGTTTCTTCTTTTCTTCCAATAATATTCGTTGATTACACTTTGCCTTACTTTCCATTTTTCTTTGAGGTGCTGTATATTGTAGTTTCTTCCCATTACTATCCATCATACAAACTAATGAACGCTT